AGGTCTTCCATTCTTATTACTTGGTTCTCGCTAACAAGAGTGGAGGTGGTTTTATGTATGAAGTCTTTTCGCTGATTGGAAATTTTACGATAAAGGTTGCGCATACGTTTGCGAGCTTTGAGCCTTCTCTGGGAATCTTTCTTCCTCCTAGATACAACTCGGTGTGCTCGCTTCAATCTGCGTTCCAATCTTCGGTTACGTTTAAGATGGAAAGAAGTGCCGTAGGAGGTAGTGACCGCAGTCTTTACTCCAAGGTCGATACCTACGGATTCATGAATAGGAGCAGGTAACTCTTTTGGAGAAGCATCAAAGAGGACAGAACAGTAGATATAGTCTCCGTCTGTGCTAATCGTTGCGCGTTTATACTCCACCTCCGGCAGGTAGTTCCTGTTGTAGAATTTAACAGAGCCTATCTTTGGAAGCAGAATGTGGTTACTATCCTTGAGTCGAGGTACTTTGCCATTCTTAGTAGAATATGATTGCCTACTATCTCTCTTGCTTTTGAACTTCGGATACTTTGCTTGTCCGGTGAAGAACCGCTTGAAAGCATTGTCAAGGTTTGCAAATACGTATTTGAAGAGTTGAGAATCTACAGTACTTAGCCACACATATTTCTCTTCTGTGCTCTTCAAATGGATTAGCTTCTTATTCAGGTCAAAGGCCGTCGGCCACTTTTCCCTGTCCTTCTTTTCCTTATCTTTATTCTCTTCCCAATGCTTTGTGAGTTGTTCCAGCCCCCAGTTGTAGACGAACCGAGCCGCGCCAAAGTTCTGACGAAAGAACTCGGCTTGCGCTTTATTCGGTTTTAGTCTTACTTTACGGGACTGGAACATTGTTGAGATGGCGTTACCTTATCAGAATTTTATCGCTTGTCAAGAAGTTTTTGGGAGGAATTTTTGAGGGAGTTGTAACTCGCTTACTATCCTACAATTACTTCTTGGCGTTGTTTGTCCTGTTCTTCCCAATCGGGGAATTCCCGATACCAGCGGGCCTTAGTACTGTCGCTTGCGTACTTGAGCCAGTCCTCTACATGAAGGAACTTCATGCGCCGTCTTCCTCCCGACACCTGTTTCGTTTTCCACCATGCTTCGTCTTGGAAGTAAGTGGTGATGGCGGTCTTGAACCCTGCGAGGGACTGACGCTTAGGAGCGTTAGCGGAATGCGGCTGGTCGGTTACTACTCTGGTATCTCGGATGGTGTAGAGAATATGCAGGAGAGCTTGCGGCCCCGTATAGGTGATGGGAATGTGCTTCCACAAAGGATTGCCCTCCTTATCCGTATCTACGTCCCAATCAACCGGACGAAGCTGGGTCACAAGGGATTCCTCCGCGGATTCCCGCATGCCATACTTGGTGTTTATCTCTTGGGACTTCTGCACCACTATGCTTACAAGTTCGCTAACATCCTTGCTTAGCGAGTGGTAGTTCTCATACACCTGCGCCCATAGTTGCTGTATATCTATGGAATCACGAACCTTCTTCGCCGTAGCTAGGTCCCCTCCCATACTGCGGACATAAAGGACAGAGTAGCGGCGGTTCCCCGTGGCATCCGTCAGCGGGTTGGGGTCGTTGGATGTACCAATGAACACCGCTTTCGGCTTATACATCCGCTGGTCACGCTGGTATGCCGCACGGGTCTTGGCGGGCTGAATGTCAAGAGCGTTCTTCACCTTGTTAGCGTCCTCCGGGTTGGAGAGGATTCGGTCAATCTCGTCCAGCTGGATAACATGGGTACTGCTCTTCTGCACGATAGCATCCTTCTCATTATGGATGTCAAAGCTACTCGTGAAGCATCCGGGATAGTCGGCAAGGAGCTTAGAGGCCCAGTAAGATTTACCGCTACCTTGGCTACCAATGAAGATGGGGCAGAAGATGGGGCACATGTTATTAACATCTTCCATCGACTTCTCCATGTGGTCGAGGACCGTGTAGAGCCATGTACGAAGCACGAAGTCCAGCCACTCTTCTTCGGTATAGCCTTCCGGGGCCATGCCCTCTTCCAGTTCGAGAGTACGGATGTACTGCCCCACTCGGTCAATACCATCCCAAGGTTTTACGCACAAGGTGGATGCGAGGGGGTGGTAGAAGAAGTTGGTGGAGATACTGCGGAAGGTTGCGTCCAGTTCGTGCTGTAATTTGGAGGTAGCCATTCCCACTGCCAGATAGCTGGCCCACTTGCCCGCAATGTGGTTCACGAACTCCGGGTCGTAAGGATAGAGCCTTCGGCTCACGAGGTCCAGCACCAGTTTGGTCTCATTAGCTACATCGGTCACAATGCGGAGACCAATGGAGGCAAGAAGGAAGCTAACATTAACGAACGATACGGAAACGATGTCCTTCTTGGGGTCCTTCATGGGGAAGTCGAGAGTAGCCCAGCGTTCAGGTTTCTTTGCCTGATAAGCCTTCCCCTCTGGTAAGGGTCCGGTCTCGGCAAGGATTTTCTTTAGCTCTGCGTCGGGGTTATATATCTTATCCAGCAAGGATTCAGATTCAGCATCCGTAACCGGAGGGGTTATGGTGGCAATGTCTCTGTTCTCGATGTCCAGCACATACATGCGGAACAGGTCATTCATGCTCTTCACCTTCCGGTCCTTGTCTTGGCAGGAGCTATGGAGGCAATGGAACCATGAGGTAGATGGGAAGTCCCGGACAATGTTGAATTGCAGGTCACGGTCGGCACGGTGTCCCGTGCATACGCTTGCGCACGCGGGGCACATGCCGTACATGTGATTCCCCTCCCAGCGCATTGCCCGGAAGCCCTCGGCCTGTTCGGCGTAGCCATTATCGTCCAGCCACTTGGGGAACTCGGAGATAAGAATGGGAAGCGGGTCCCGCTCGGTCAGGAGGTCATCCTCTGCCGCGGGAGCCACGGTTTCCTTGGTAGCCCGTTCGACCAGCTTGTCAAGGGAGGGCACGGTAAATACCTGCGGCGTATCCTTAGCCCGTTCCACCAACTCCCCGTGGTAGAGGAACTGCAACCGGGAGATGTCCTTACATGCGGGGTCGCAGGTCAGACCGGAGAGGTTGTACACTTGGTCCCACAGATATTTGCAGATTAGCTGATGACGAGCCTGTCGGATGGCCGCGACGTACTTGCCCATATCCGGGATATGGGTATCCGTGGAATCCGTGGAATCCGGGGGTTCCAAGATGTTGAGAGCCTCGCGTGCCCGTTCATCGACTTGGACGAAGAACTTGAACCCGCCACTGGGGCTGACGTACCCGAACAAGTAACCGGGCAAGTGGGAGAGCTTATCCTCGGCAATGCGTTTAAGTTCCTCCGTAGTGGCGGGGTTCGTATCTTCATCCTTCTTCTTTAGGTCAATGTCCAGACCAATGATGCCGGAGTGGGACCAGAAGGAGATAGCCCGGCGCAATGCGGTACGCGGGTCAACGGTCTTCTTATTCTCGCCCAGCATAGATGGGACGGAATGGAAGATGACGGAAGGGATGAGGGCAGGAAGTGCATTCTTGACCTTCACCTCGCCATCTGGGCTGTTCTCCTTCCATCGGGTATAGACCTTCTCATAGGCGGGAGCCAATGGTGCACGAAGCGGCCGCCCTGCCTGTTTATCGAGAAGGAGTGATAATTGGAGACTTGTCTTTAACCGCTCGTCCGCGATGTCGTTACTGCGGAGGAAGTTAATGAGACAGTCGATTGTAATTGCCTGTGGATTCTTTCCGCTTCCGGTAAAGACGCGGGGAGCGTTACTCCGCTCCAACAAATCCCAAGGCGTGGGGATTAGAGTAATGGATTGCATACTTTTATGAATGAGGCCAGTGGAGCGTGGACGGCGTATTCCACACCCTGCAGCCTATGGTTTGAATTGCCGAACGGGGTCCGTCGGTGTCCGTCGGTATCCGTCGGTGTCCAAAGCTACCACGGGTTCCGGGGGTTGTCAAGTAGAATCTACGGTCTATAACAAGCACGTAACAAGCAATATTTAGAGTAGTTGTTACGGTAAGTGATTGAGTATATACGACTTAACAACTATAACAAGCATAACAAGCAAAAACCGTAGTTAAACGTGTACGCACCTCGTCCTCGTGCCGTATGGCGGTCGCGCTACGCGCTCCGCGGACCATGTTTTTATGATAGGGAGAGGGCTAAATAGAAGAGGTATTGAAACTGAATGAGTTAGCGTAACAACGTCTAAAAATCTTGACGTAAGCTATTGAGAGCCAAGGATTTAACTACTGAAGCACGAGAGATGTTGTTATTCTGGACCATTGAAACTGAATGAGTTAACAACTATAACAAGCAAACAGGCAAATTCTACAGACCCTATATAGGAGTATATACGTCCTCCCCTATACCCCTCTTTTCTTATATAACTACTATTTTTGCTTGTTATGGTTGTTATAGTTGTTAAACTATTAAAAAAGAAGGGGTTAGCGTAACAACTACTCTGAATCATGCTTGTTATAGGTTGTTAGTAGATGTTACAAGATTGAGAATGAACGGATTAAGAGAACAGACTTGGACGTCAGCCGCTTATGAGTATGGGGTTCTCTTGCCAAAGAAAAACCCTTCGGAAGCAGGACATGCCTACCTCCGAAGGGCTACGCCTTGGGAACATCAACCTAGGAGACGGGTGACAGGAGGGCGTTGCTTCGAGTAGGTCTTACTTCTTACCTTACTGCCTACCCTCCGCGCGTTGCCCTCCTGTCTGGCCGTATAATACCAGCCCCCTCGAAAAAGTCAAGACAATCCTCTGCCAATATGTTATTTTGTTATGCACGCGTATATACGCGCCCACATGTGTGTATGCACCATCCCCAAATCCCCTAAATTTAATCGAGGGTCCTGCCCTAGAACGCGCCGCACGGGGCGGTCCGCTACAACTATCCACCCGGACCCCATCCCCTCCTTCTACCCCGCCACACTGGATTAAATTCGTAAACGCGCCCATCACGCTGATTTCCTCTTGACTTTCTCCCCTGATGTGATATGTTGCACCTGTTCGCTCCGAACGGCAACCGAACCAGCTAAGCCCAATGCTTCTGGCTATCCCAAGCAAGGAACTTGCTCGCCACAGGAGCGGACTAAACACTCTCCTTTCTACTGGCATTTTCCATAGTTACGCCCGTGGGTAGTCTCGTCAAGCTACCTGCGGGCTTTTTCTTTACCGCCAAATCCGTGAGAGCCGCTCCGTCGCATTATGCCCGCCGTGCGCAAATTTGGTCGATGGTAGTGCCCTATCTCCTGTTTCATGACTAATGTACCATCTCGCTACCTATACCCCGCCACACTCTAGTAAATTTGCCCGAATTTAATCGAGGGTCCTACCCTAGAACGCGCCCCAGCCGCTGGTCCGCTATAACTACCCGCCCGGAGGGTATGCCCGCCTTCTGGGTCGATACGTCCCCCGTGGAACGGCCGCGTGTCGATTTTGCTTGACATGGCAGGAATGGGGTACAGACCGGACGAGGCTGAAACAGACCAGAGGTCATGACCATCATGTTGAACCCACGGAACCCACGCACCCCGCGAAGCGGCCATGACCATGTACCCGCCGCATGTCGATTTTGCTTGACAACCGACAGGCCCAGAAGGGTACCCCCTCCCCCGTACCCCACGGAAAAAATTTGACCCAACTATTTACTATGGGCCACGTGCAACCCCGGAGCCTGGGAAACCGTGGTGGTACTTGGTTTTTCTTGGCATCCAGTTTCCCCCTATACCCACGGAATCAGTGCATCACGGAACCTTTTTGCCCCTGATTGCACCGGAATCAGTATGTTTCAGGGACTTGCCTATCCCCACCCGCAACGGAATCGGTATGATAGGCTACCGTATTGCAACGGGAATGGTGCATTGCTTGCCATGGACTGCTCCCGCCCTCGTCACGGGAACGGTACGGCATGCAACCCATTGAATCCCCGGAATCTGTTGCAACCGTCTGATGATAAGGAACTTATGGTATGAAGTGGTCTGTAGGTCTCCATGGAATCCGAGGGTGCAATACCTGTTTCCCACTGGCACCCCGATATGCGTAACTCATTGATACTCTTGGCAATCCGCTTCCATACTTCGCATAATACATATAATGCAAAATCGGGTTTTAGTTTTCCTACTATTCCGATAGGAATTGAAATTGAAGGTGCTGGAGAAGGCAGAAAAGGGGCGGGGTCTTGCCCTTAAATTGTTCAATTCTGGACTAGTTAAGTATCAGCAACATATGAAGCATACCCTAGGGGGTATAGGTATCCTTCCCTCATTAATAGTCAAAATAAGTTAGGCTGGACTTACAAAGTTAGACCGGACTTACAAAGTTAGACCGGACTTACAAAGTTAGACCGGACTTACAAGATGATTGTTTAAGAATCCTTAACTATCTTGAACCCGTTGAACCCGCTATCCCACCACAACCCCCGGAATCCGGAATCCGGATTGCCCGATTGCCCGATTGCATAAATGTTCCACGTGGAACAATTTAAATCCAAAAGATACCAAAAGAATACAAAAGAATCTCTTACACTATATATAAAAGGGGACCGGGGAATCATGGATACCGGGGAATCATGGATACCGGGGAATCATGGATACCGGGGAATACCGAAGGGTTGTATGACACAATTATAACCCACAGATAATGAGCGGGTTACAACGCAACGGAAAGAAAACCACTTGACGCCCCCGGCAATCATGTTAAATTGCAATCATCAACGGGGAACACAACCGAAAGAAAGGAACCAGAACAATGAAGAATCAGATTATTAACGTACCCGCAACCACATTCACCGGCCTTGCTAACCACTTCAAGTTTATGCACCCGGCCGGAATCAAAGGTGCGGTAGACGTACATTCCCCGGACTTTTATGAAGGGGCGAAGCGGTTTGCCTACGTAGAAGGAGATAGTGACGGCGGGCGTGTTGCGGCCGTGTGGGCAATCCTACCCACTGGCGAGATTGCCACCCTAGTCAAAAATCCGGGTGCGGTAGTCTCATTGGATAGCATTTTCGATTCAATCCACTCTCACGGGGGCAAGTGGCTTTTCGCCCTATCCACCGATAAATTAATGGACCTTTATACTTCACAGGGATATGTTCCCGTTGCATGGTTGCAATGGGACGATTCACAGGCCCCTGCCTCATGGGATTTTAACCGCTACGGCCGGCCTAGTCCTGCGTTTTTCGTTCACCGCTACTATCTGACGCTAGCGGAATGTGAGACCTATGGGGCGGGCCGGCACATGGTGCGCACCTATGATGACGGGTTAAACCTTGTCCTCAAACTGGTAAGCCGGGTTTAATTTCTGAAAAGTTACACCGCCCTAACATATTAACATATTAACAATTAAACAATAGAAAGAAATAAGACAATGAGCATTTATGAAGACCATGCAAAAAGATTCCTGAACAATTGTGGAATCAGAATCACCGGGAAATATAAGGGAAGATATGTTCCCTTGTGGGACAAAGAGCCTCATAGTACATGGGAAATTGTCTTACACCGGGAAAGTCCTCAAAAGGGCGAAAGGCAAGCAATCTTCATCACGTTCTACCAGTCACACGCAGATAAGTACAAGACGCCAACCGCCTATGACGTCCTTGCCTGTCTGTGTAAATCCGATTGTGGCTCATATCAAGACTTTTGCATAGAAATGGGATTGCCCAGATATGACGAGGAAACGGGCGACTATGACATGAAATCCTATAGCATGTACACGGGCGCATGTCACGAGTATGCGGAACTTAAAACCTTCTTCACCCGGCCGGGTGAATGGGAAGAGCTGGAAGAGATTTACTAATCCCACCCCCCCCTTGAAAAGTTACACCGCCCTATAAAATCAAAAATCAAAAAACAACAATAGAAAGAAATAAGACCATGAATGAAGACGAAAAGAAAACGGCAATCAATATTTTAGCCGCTCATATCCGGGAAACACGCCCCTATCTATTCCAACTATCCGCAAGACATGATGAAGAGCTGGAACTAATCGCCGCACTAGCGGAAGCAACCGGAAGCAAGCTTACCTTGCTTGTCAGGGGCCGGGAATCCGGGGAAATGCGGGCAATCAACATTGCGGACTATCGCCCCTGTGAAATGGTAGTTAGCCGTGCCTTTATTTCAGACCCTCTATGCCTTGCCCTTGAGGAAGCGGGCGCAAGGATTGTGTATAGCCGTTAAGTTCCCCCTGAAAAATTACACCGCCCTAAAAAAGTATTTGACAAGATAATAAAATCCGATAAACTAAAATCAGCAAGCGGGACAAGCCCCCGCATAACCTCAAACCATTAGAAAGAAATAACTTATGAAAGAAATACTAAAATTAGACTATGACGAAATGGACGTATCAGACCCTGACAAGATGACAATCTTGCCCCATAACTGGAAGGAAGATACCGCCCTCATGCTTACCGTTACGGATAGGGTATGCAAGGGAATCGAAAAAGCAAGGAAGCTACTTGCCGCCCTGCCAAGGGGTAGCGAGATTAAAATCAGGCTGGATTCTTGGTGCATTCTGGGAGAACTTAAAGGATATACGCCGGAACAAGGGTACATTGTGATAAGACAGTTTGAAACTGACTTTGTACTTGCCCTTTCTGATTCCCCGGAAACTATTTCTTGGCCGCTCTAATTTATCATACAACTGAAAACCTAAACAACACTATATCATGAACACTCAAATTGAACTGAAAGACAACGAAATCCCGGCATGGGCATTCTACGAAAACGGCGAGGGCCTTCTGTCCCTTATCTTTTTCGCAACATCCCCCTCGCATGCACGCCCCATTGCCGCCCTGCTTAACATATATCCCTGGGATACCCTGCCGGAATTAGATGATTCTGACATAGTACGATTGTGGAAGGCGGTGAATGAGAATGAGTTAGGGGCTTGGTGTACCTACGACCCGGCGGAAATTAACCGGTATCTGGAACAACGGTTCTGCCAGTCAGTAGCTAAAGCTTCTATACTTACGCCGCTTCCCATTGAATAACTACGCCGCCCTATAAAATCAAACTAACAATAAAACAATAGAAAGCAACCATATTATGAAGACCACACCACAACCCGCAACACAACCCGCAACTCTTAAAGTATCAGACTATGCCCTTATCCACTACATTCCAGAATGGGCAGTCTATCCCCTTGAATACGGGGAAGGCAAGGAAGATATGAGAGATGAAGACCTTGAAAACATTGAAGAGTGGGAAAAAGATTATTTCCTAGTTTGCCCTGTGGACGACCAGCCGGAAGCACATTTCACCAGCACGCCCGCCTTTGGCTTGCCCTGTGACTGTGTAAAATACTATGTCCTGCCTCGCTTTATGGGTGCCGTCCTATCATGGATAAATCCGGGTTGCCGGATGACTAACTGCTACCTTGAACTTAAGCTCACAGACGGTAGCCGGGTAAAGGTGTATCTGAAAGGAAATCAAACCCTACGCAGTACTATCCGCAATCTGATAGCCTTGGTAGAAACGGGACATACTTTCACCGATATGAACGGGCACAATGTATCCCCCCGTCCCCGTGATATCGTTAATTTCTGGGTTCGGACGATGCACGGCCAAACACTGGCAACTGGAAGAATATAAACCACTTGCGGCTTGTTCCGGGGAATCAAAATTGTTCCACATGGAACATTTAAACCCCGGAACCCCCGGAACCCGTCAAATAACTCTAACCAAATAGAAAGATAAAGTAGAAAGACAAAGGAATAATTCCCGCCCCGGAATGCGGGGGATATCGGGTGCAACGGGTTCCGGGGATTCCGGGGTTTAAATCGCAGAACCAATCATAAATTACAGACCATGAAAGACATATCAGAATTACATATCAGAAAGGAAATAAAAGTAGAAGGTAATGGCAAAGTACACCTGACTATTGAAAGCTTTAATTCCTTGCACCGAAAAGAGTATACTCTTTCCCCCGCCGTGTGGGCGGTTTCGGAAGTACTACTGGACAAGTTTGCCAAGCCGGGAAGCATGCGCCTGAAAGATACGTTTTCTATCTATCGAGTAGGTGCTTATGACGTTATGATAATTTCATCCGTGGATGAATCCCCGTATTTAACCCTTGAAAGATTATCGCTAGCGGAAAAGATAGCATGGTTCCCTTTCGGCATTGAAAACGTCCAACAGGTGGGAGATACCCGGCATTATAATTTTCAGCATGTATCTTATCTGCGTATCATTCAATGAATATGGAACCCGTTAAAGCTGAATAACTACGCCGCCCTACAAAAAGTATTTGACAAGATAAGAAAATCTGCTAAACTGAAATCATCTAGCGGGGGACAAACCCCGCAACAATAAACCAAACAACAATAAACCGATAGAAAGAATAATACTATGAATACTACAATCACAATCCCCACCACTGTCACCGCCATTGATGCCCTTATTGAACGGGCAAATGCCGCTATCGATGCCGCCGTAGCTGAAACACGGGATGACCTCATGGAGAATAATCAGAATGACTATGTCATCTCGGTGCGCAACATGGGGCATAACCTGAAACAGGTCGTCCGAGATAATGCCGCTCACGGTCTGGCCGCCCTTATTACTCACCGCATGCTGGCACTAGTGGCCGAACGCCTCCCCCGGTTTGCAGGTAAGGTCTATAACGTCCGAGTAGACCGGATGCTGGAAGACTGTCTGGCCACCGCAATTACACAAAGTGTTGAGGCGGACATTAAAATCCACGCTTACATAAATTGGAGCCGCTATACGTGGGCGCAAGTGGTGTTTCATCATATCCTCCCCGGCATGTTTGATTCCGTGAATATTTCCTTTAAGTTTGACGTCAATGAGCTGACGCAAAAGCAGAAGCGAATTGTCACCGGAAGGGACATGGAGAAATTCATTGAAGGAATCTTCAATGATATGGATCGCCTTGATACCAAGCTCCGGGAGATTGAGGAATCAAATACCCGCCTTTGCGATTCCGACTACGTGTGCGCCTATTTTGCACAAGCCGTTAAAGTGGAAGAACAAGTGAAGAGATTGAAGCAAGACCTTGAAAGCCTGACTGGTGTACAATACTCTCGCTTCGACTATAACCACACAACCGTTTCTACCCTTCCCTCCTACAGGGCATGACCTAAACCCCGCCCCAGCTACCCTATTTATTAGAACCCTCAAATAACTCTAACCAAATAACAAAACACCATGAGAACCTACATTGAAAAATTAGGCAAGGAATACATTGAAGGCAGAAAGAAAGTGGCAAGTCTCCCTTGCGAACCGGATTAGACGGAAGGCGTTTGCGCTCTATGTCATGGCAGGGCAACCAACTTTTCTCCTATCAAACGCACGTTGCCACCCTTGACCGTCGAGGCAAAGTACTGTATGTTACAACCAAAGAATATTCACAAACTACTACCCGGCAAATGAGGGATATTGAACGGCTCGCAAGTTGCAATGGCTTCCATATCGTACCTACCGAACAAGTTGAAGCCTATGCACATATCCTTGAAGGATTGTATCATACATACTAAAAATTATTTCTTCCTATTAGAACCAACAAAGAACACTACAAAATTATGACTGCATTTGACATTGATATTACAGGCAGGAAACGTGATGAACTTTCCCGCACGGAATGGCTTAAGCTCACAAATCGAATCAATAAACTTCAACCTGCAATCTTTTCTTTTAAGGCAGGTGTAATATCCCATAGGATAGACAGGTCTTCCGAATGGAATGGAGAAGGAACGGCATATGTTAAGCCGTACATGCGGCCCTACGCAATCGAACTGGAACGCACACACAATGGCGCGTGCATTGTCCGGCTCCACAAGTTGAAGTGGAATGGCACGGTGTGGAAACTTGCGGAAACGGCGGCTCTGACTGTAGGGGATGCCATAGAACTGGCAAAGCACTTTACTGCGGTGGTGAATCAGAACTGGCAGGAAGTGGGACTGCGTATTGCGCAGGAAGCGGGGGCGGTGGACTTCATGGTTGATGATAGCCTCACCTATATGCGCTTCCGATTCCTCACACCCGATAAGGAATCTATGAACAATATCAATTCCATAAAGGTTCGCAAGCTGGCAGAACGTTTCTTCCTCCCCTGCATGGTGAAGTTTACGAGCAACAAATGGAACGACGATTTGAATCTGGAAACCGTGAAGCTCGTACTCCGTTGAACCTTTAGAACTCTCACATAGCTCTATAGTATGACACCCGAAAAAGAATCTAACGTCGTCATCCTCCGCAAGCAATGTCTCCACCACATCGGGCGAGCCGACAGGCTTCATACCCTGTGGAGCCTCGTGGAGCACCTGCATTCGGTAGTGGGCATTGTTGCCCTCGTAAGCGCACTGGTTTGTTTAGGTTATCTCCTTGCCACTGGTGAACTTCTCATATCGTACCTTACATGGTGCGTCATCATCACAGGCTGGTTTGTCTTCCAGCTATTGGTAGAGTGGGGCATTGACATCATACGCCGACGCCTAGAGCGGCACCAGCTGGAGGCAAATCGCCTCGCCCGTTGCCTTGAAGATATGGGATTCACTCGACCTATCTTCTAATTAGAAACCATAAATCGCTCTACAAAAACAAAACGAATATGAAACCTATCGCACTCGCTCAACAAATCATGCTCCTTCATTCTTGGTCTAGCAATAATGAGGGAAGCACCGGGGAACTTTGGGATACTATTATCCTTCCCTCCAAGACTAAATCTGAACTCTATATTCCTCGGAACCCAGAGGCTGACAATCTCCAATCCGTGCGGACTAAGTTCCTGATTGAAGCCTTCGGAATCGGCGAGGTAATCATGACAGATACCCACTTCATCCTCCGCACCCTTTATGACCTGAAGGCGTATGGGGACCACACGGTGCGCATCCTCCGGCTTGACGACCATGTGGTGAAGCGAGACAAGGATTGCATGTATGCCACCGAAATTTATTTCGTAGGACATCACGCCGTTCGATATAGCGAAACCCTTTACGATGCTATGTTTAAGGCCCGCCCCTCGCTAGTCCTCGCTACCAAGATGGGCTTCCCCTTAGCAGTCGAAGGTGCTCCGATTTTGACGATGGCTCCCGACGACATGCGGCTGAACATGGGGACCCTGACCAATGAGGAAATCCTCTCACTCCACAAAGGTTCCTTCCAATGCAATCTAAGAGTTTAACCCAACAATTTCTTGCACTCCTTCGGGTTTCCCGTTTAACTCGGGAGATAATGGAGGAACAGAAAAAAGAATACGAACAAAATCCAAAAAGTTACAACCACTACTATCAAGAATATGTTAGAACCCAAAGACTATCAAAGATATATCGACGAGGACATCAACCCCGGTGACTACATTGTCAGAGAACTGGGTGGAGAATATTACGTGGGGAGGGTAGTTGAGCTTACCCCGAACTTCTACAGATTCACTGTCTTAAATTCTTTCCCTCCGGGCGAGGGGGTTGTCCGTCATAATGAAGCAATCAAATGTTACCCTGCACCTCTTCGGAAGTTTAAGGAGGGGGACGTGGTAATTTGTAGAGACCATATAGGTAAATGGACTGTAATGGAGGACGAGAAGGATTCCGTTCTTGTCGGTATTAAGAATACAAGTACAGGGACTATCAAAGCAGTAACCCCTTCCTCCCTTCTTCTCATTACACCAATAGACCTGCATCATCGGTTCAAAGTTATCGACGGAGCTATTTGGGACTTCAAGAAGAACAAGTCCTTACACGTCGACCCTCCATGTGAGGGAACAACCGAAATGGAACGTCTCTGCAATCTTCTGAACGAAATAGATAAAGACGAAAAGAAAGAGCTTGACAAGTAATAAAACCCCGATACTATTATCCGTACATGAACACCACAGAACCAAACGAATCCTCTTTGAGCCTCGATAATATTCAGGAAGAGGTAGCCCACATTCTCGCCGAACCGAAGTCTGTCATGTTGAAGGAAAGACTGCAACGGGAGTGGGATGCAGTCCCTGCATTCAACCTGCCCATCGACGCACCCGCGGAGGCGGTTGCCGAGAAGGCTCTTGAACTGGGAGACTACGCCGCCAACATCTTTGATATTGAACCCCCGCCGCTGGCGGGAGTTCAGTTCATCATGGCGGAAGTTGCCGAGAACCTCGTCACTGTGAAGGAATACATTGCATTTATGCAGGAGCTTGATAACCCCGGCAAGGCATGCAATATCTTTACAGATTCCCATGTCATGATTAAGGCACTCGTCCTCTTCATGGCCATTCACCTCTTGATAGCGTATGCCAGTCAGAACGACCCGGACCGCCTCGATGAAGAGAAGGGAGGCATCTCCGCATTCCGTCTCTTCTCCGTGGCGAGCAACGTAATTTCCATGAACCTGATGGAACAGTCTACTCTTACCTTCGTAGATAAGTCGGAGCTTGCCGAGAAGGAAGCTAACGCCCGTAAAATTATTCTACCCCACGAAGCATAAAGCAATGGAAACGACTAGCGAACAGGAAGATTATCGTACAATTGCCCGTGCCCTGCTTGAACGTGTATGCCATCGCGCATGTCGGCAAGCAGAGATATATAAGGCAGAACCAACAAAGAAGGAGTACCTTCACATGATAATGATTTTACTTCGGGTTCCTTACCCGGAAACATGTCAAAAAACAGTAGAGAAAGAGCTTGACAGAATCATTAGCGAAGGTATCATACACGTCAGAAAGGAAGACGACAATGGAAATAGGTAATCCTAAAAACATGAGCGTGAAGGAGTTGGAAGAAGTGATTGCTATCTTCAATAGCTCCTACTACAAAGAGGGGAAAACCCTCCTCCCTGACACGGTTTACGATACGCTGGTTGAAGAACTGCGTTCCCGTTCCCCGGAATCCAAGGAACTCAATAGTCTTGGAGACGACGTACAACGTGGAGCCAAGACCTTCCGGCATCCCAATCCCGTCCTGTCTCTCGCCAAGATTCATGAGGGCAAGGATGGAATTGGTATGGACCAGCTTCGAGGCTGGGTTGCGGGAAGGGATGTCGTGGTTGAACCGAAGTATGACGGCCTTACCCTCGTTCTGTACATTGAGAACGGGCGGCTCGTCAAGGCAGTTACTCGTGGCAACGGAACCGTGGGAGAAGTCATCCCCCTTGATAAGGTTCTCTACATGGCCCCGCCAAGTTATGGCAATTACACGGGAGCTATCCGTGGGGAAGTGGTTGTGGCTAAGAGCAACGAAGGGCAGGTGGAAAGCATGGGGTGCTCCAACCTCCGCGCCTGTGCCGTTGGTCAACTCCGCAACAATAAGCTCAAGTGGTCTGACTGGCTCATTACCTTCATCCCGTTCGATGCAAGTCCCTTCCCGGAGGGTGTTGAATCCCGCATGGAACTGCATGGGTGGCTGATGGAAATGTTTGACCTCGTAACTCTCCCCAACGTCTGGCCGGAAGGCGAAGCCCTGACGGATGAATATATCCGTGGCATGGTTCAGTACCTGCGGGAAGACAATGCCTATCCCACTGATGGTATTGTGTTTAAGTTGAACCAGAAGAATGCTATTGCCGCGGCGGGAGAGGCTACCGCCCATCACCCGAAGGATGCCGTTGCCTTTAAGTTCAACCCGCAGGGAGTTGAAACCACCCTTCGCGATGTCATTTGGCAAGTAGGAAGGACAGGGGTATTAACTCCAGTTGCTGTCTTCGATACGGTGAAGATTGGTGGAACCAACGTTTCCCGTGCCACCCTCTCCAACGTGGCTAATGCGGCCTCCTTCCACATTGGTGATACCGTGGAGGTGATTAAGGCAGGGGAGATTATTCCGTACGTTCGTAGGGTCCGCGGCTGTGACAATACGGTTTCCGTTGTCCCTCTGACCTGTCCCTGTTGCGGCTCCACGTTATCCTCTAGTGACCTCAACATCTTCTGTACCAATCCGTTGTGCAGGGATAAGGTAGCGGCCAAGCTGGAATACGCATGCGGTAAGAACGCACTGGACATCGATGGCATGGGACTTGTATTCTCACGTATGATTGCAGACAAACTGCTCGCCGGGGAGAATGATGTAGAGCCTCCGACCGCAGAAACTGCTTACCTCCACCACCCGTTCCTGCTTCTCATGTCCGGCACGATGGACAATCTCATCAACGGAATCCCCGGAACCCGAGGGTACAGAGGATTCCTTGAAATCGTGGAGGAACGGAAGCACCATGCAACCCTTGCGCAATGGATTACTGCAATGGAGATTCCCCATGTCGGTTGCACCCGTGCGGAAAGTCTCTCCTATGCTTACCCCAATCTCTACGCTTTCCTCACTCTCTTCCCCGAAGATTTAAGGAACAAGCGTCATGCGGAGTTCGGCCCTCTGATGACCGAGGCAATTCTGAATTACATGGAGACCGTGCCAACATGGAATGAGATGGCGGCAATGGTTATGACAGGAGATATTCCCAATGCCGAGGGCAATGTTCCCAAGAGCACCGCGTTGCGGGGAATAAACTTCGTCATCACGGGAACCCTGTCCCAGCCTCGCCATGTATATAACCTGCTCGTTCAGGACATGGGAGGCACGGTCAAGGAGAACGTGTCAAGGAAGACCAACTACCTAGTCGTCGGTAAGGAACCGGGGGAGCACAAGCAAAAGATTGCGAGGCTCCATAAGATTCCTTCAATTACAGAAGAAGAATTTATGCAAATGATTAACCCTTCAATTACAAATGAAGAAAATTCCTAACGAATTTACACGCAACCCCTTCGTATGTCGGCTCATCTTTCGTGAAGCTAGTGTAGCTATATATGAGCTAACCCATAAAGGAAGCGGGAAGGTAAACAATTATGAGGTTGTCATCATCCGTCAGCACAAAGCGGACAATGATTTCATCAAGGTTAAAGCCGGAGATGAATACCTCCCCAGCACCAGTGAGTGGGGCCAGTATGGATGGACATTCCCCACTCTTGAACTCGCAAACTACAAAGCCAAGCATTTAATTCATGAACGTTCTATGGATAAATCAGGAAGTCACACTTCCGCTAACTAAATCAGTAATAGATAAACAGGTTGAGGCCGCAGAGATAATGGGACGTATCTGCTATAAAAGCGAACCGAAGGGTGACCCCATTGCGTTTCTCTCCCGTATCATTAACCGCGGACATGAAAGTGTCATCGAGCACATCAACATCCCAGCAGTCCTTTCGACGGATAGAGCGGTGACACATCAGTTGGTGCGACACAGGCATGCCGTTTTTTCCCAAGAAAGCCAGAGGTTCGTCAACTATGACCGGAAGGGAATCATTTGCTTCGTCCGTCCGCAGTTCTTTAACGACGAGAAGGTTGACCCGAAGACCATTGAAGAGTTTAAGGATACCTGCCAGAACCTTGCGGAGAAGTACGTGGAACTTATCCAAGGAGGACTGCCTCCCGAAGAGGCGCGGGGATTGCTTCCGAACTGCACGGCTACGGTGATTGGCGTGACTGCTAACCTCCGTGAGTGGAGGCACATCTTCCGTATGCGACTAGACGGTGCGGCCCAGCCGCAAATCCGTGCGCTCCTTCTGGCCCTCCGGCAAAAGATGGAATTGAAGTACGACCTCGCATGGGCATTCAAGGACATCCCAGTTGATACTAACCGACTTCATTCCGTTCCAGAACTATGGGCAAAATAAGTCTCAAGAAGTATCGGGAACAGATGGCGGCCAACATGAAAGCCCCAACTGCGAAGCGTCGAAGAGGAAAGTTCAAGTGCAAGAAATACGGAGACAAATTTTACTGGTATCGAGATAGCCCCGCGGAGCAAAGGAAGTTCATGATGAAGACAAGAGCTAACAAGCTTCGGTCTCGCATCATGCCTGAACATAAGCAACTTATCCATGCCTCTCTCCGGTCGAAGAAACAACTGACCGAGGAACAACTAACCTATGGTCGCATCCTTGCGTCCAGTAAACTTTCCATAGGCACAGTTAAAGAAACTACCCCAAATGAAACCCCTAGCTGGATTAAGGAGGACAACTCCTTTTTCTTCCAGTTCAAATTTCATGGCTATTTCATCAAAGGTGAAGTCCCCGTGGCTCTTGTTGGAAGTTCCTCTGCGGCTCTGGAAATATGCAGGAAGGCGTACAAGTTCGCACGGAGAATTACAAGGAAGTGGACAGTCAAAGAAGGATGTTTAACTCTACCCTCTCCCCTCCTCTTCGTCATAGCCAAGATGTCTATTCGCAAATATATCAACAAACAAATTTACAAGCACCTCACCAAATAACATGCACGCCCACGAAGCAATCAACGCAATCGTTTCAACCAAGGTAAACTCACAGGCTTTCCCCGACCTGCCGGAAGGAAAGGAATCCATGAACGATGCCGTCAACCACCCGAAGCATTACACCTCACACCCCAGCGGAATCGAGACCATAGAAATTACTGGCAAGCTTCCCTTCGCATTAGGGAACGCCGTCAAGTATTTGATGCGGTCACAGTACAAGAAGGACCGTATTGAAGACCTCAAGAAAGCACGGTGGTATTTGGAGTACCACGCTAAGCACTGGTCCAAGGTGTTCGAAACGTTTGACCTTTACCTTATCCTTGAACAGTTCAGGCGTACAGTCATGAGCCATAGCTACCAACGTAGTCCCGAAGATTCCATTCTGGTACGGCTCTTCTATATCTGGGCGCATGATAAGTTGGTTGAGGTAAACCCCGCATCGGAATTGCAACGATGTATCGGCGAGATTACCCAGCTGATAGAATCTCTTGAAGCTCGACAGAAGTAATACAAAAACCCCGGAAGATATTTCCTTCCGGGGTTTTCGCTTAGAACCCAAACAACTTACAGTCCAAACAGAATGATGTCGTTGCGGGTTCTTTATACCATGCAGTACCTATGATGTCAATACCTAACTGACAGGAACTTCGTTTTCTCAATGCTCGCCATCAGTTCGGCGAGCTTTTTCTTTTTGGTTTCGAGTTGTTGTTCGAGCCTCTCTATCTCTTTGACGTAATCATGACACGCATGCTTGGCCGCGTCCTCATAGGTGAGGAAGACAGTGTGGTTGAGATAGCCGTTTTCTATGGTTCTGAATCGGTGGTTGATGTATTCGATTCTGACACGAGAAACGAAACATTCGAAGGCGACATCAGATACTTCAACGGCTCTCACTGTGGGCATGCCACCGCAATGTACGTTAATGTACACCGTGCATCCCTTATAAAGGGGGAGCTTGTTAGCTTCTTCTGCTGTGAATATTGAGTTCATACAGTGGAAAGTATGTATCAACTTGAAATAATGTCAAGGACTATTTTAGCCAGCAGTCAGATTCAATATCGAAGTGGGCCTTTACTGATAGGTCGCAACCGCATAAGGTACAATAGAGAGGGGCCGCCCCATTAGTCAGGTCCGCAAGCCCGGAAATTTTTTCCTTGAGGAATTTGCGGCCAGCTCCTTCGGCACCGCAGGTAGCGCACCCCTGCTTCTCTAAATCCGGAGGAGGCGTAGAGGTAGCATAAGGACAGGAGGCGCAGATAGCATAGCGGCGGCGAGCTTCTGCCTCATCTACAAACCTGTGACCCCGTCGATACCAGAGAACCATAGTACCGAAGAAGGCCAGTATCTTCTTGGCACTCATGGGTTCATACTCTCTCCATTCAATTCCCTTATCCCCGCAGGTGGCACAGTACTGGGGAGGGAGAGAGGCGCAAAGCTCTGAATCGAAAAGGTCAGCTAGAAACGGCTCTCCGTTATTCATGAAGAGACGGGCAACCGCACGGCGTAGTTGTTCCAGTGTAGCCGCGGAAACCTTGGTTCCCTTGAGCCTGACACTCATGGATTCAGGGACAATAAACTTCCAGCCTCCCGGAGGGGTAGCCATAACATGATTGGGTAGAGGTCTATATAATTTACTACGGTTCATTAGAGTTAATTTTATAGTTACCGCTTCAACGATTCGCTACACTAGAAAGAGAGTATCTCCTTTTTGCGGAACTCGAATCTCCACGGTCGTTGGCTTTGATGCCTGTTTCCCACTCTCTGCGGGTACAGAAGTTATCAATGTTTATAGCGGCATTCAAGTCTCGGTCAAGACTAAACCCGCAAGTATGACAAACAAATGTTCGTCTATTCAAATTCTTCATCTCCTTATTCCGCGCACCGCAGTGCGAGCAAAGTTGGGATGAAGGATAAAACCGAGAGACCAGTTGAAGGGAACGTTCATACCATTCGCACTTGTACGTTAGTTGTCGCTTAATCTCGCCGAAGCTGGCATGAGCAATGCTTGCGGCAAGGCAATGGTTCTTCATCATTCCCTTCGTATTGAGGTCTTCCATTCTTATTACTTGGTTCTCGCTAACAAGAGTGGAGGTGGTTTTATTTATGAAGTCGTTTCTCTGGTTGGAAATTTTACGGTAAAGGTTGCGCAGACGTTTGCGAGCCTTAAGCCTTCTCCGTGAATCCTTCTTCCGACGAGATACAATTCGTTGTGCTCGTTTCAATCTGCGTTCCAATCTATGATTCCGTTTAAGGTGAAAGGTTGTACCGTGCGAGGTAGTAACCGCAGTTTTTACTCCGAGGTCAATACCTACGGATTCATGGAGAGGTTCGGGAAGTTCCTTCGGTTCTCCTTCAAGCAATACAGAACAATAGAAATAATCTCCGTCTGTGCTAATCGTTGCGCGTTTATACTCCACCTCCGGCAGGTAGTTCCTGTTGTAGAATTTAACAGAGCCTATCTTTGGAAGCAGAATGTGGTTACTGTCTTTGAGCCGAGGCAGAGCTTTACCATTCTTGGTAGAATACGATTGCCTACTATCTCTCTTGCTTTTGAACTTCGGGTACTTAGAAACTCCTGTGAAGCATCTCTTAAATGCCTCATTGAGGTTCGCCAAGGAGTAGTTTATTGCATGAGAATCAACATCTTTTAACCAAGCATATTGCTCATCTGTATTCTTTAATCGATTAAGCTCTTTGCACAAGTCATAGGAGGTAGGACGTTTAGCTCTATCTTTCTTTTCCTTATCTTTGTTCTCTTCCCAATGTTTGATAAGTTGTTCTAGTCCCCAGTTATAGATAAACCGAGCCGCACCAAAATTCTTACGAAAGAACTCGGCTTGCGCTTTAATAGGTTTGAGTTTTACTTTGCGGGACTGGAACATAATAAAGGTGTGAGAGGATTATACCTCCCACACCTTATGGTTGTCAAGGATATAAACAGAGGACTACTGCTTCATCCGATTATGAATTTCCTCCACACTCAATGCCCCATCAATCTGAATGCTACCCTTCCTCAGGAGGTTGATAATGAGTTTCTTCTGCTCTTCGATTAGGCGTTTGCCCTCATCCGTGGTATTAGACTTCTGCAATTCGCGGTTGAGCTTCGCGATAGCCTCACGTCCTGCTTGCGGGCTAATGATGTAAGGCATGATGCCTTTCATGGCCGCGCCGTAGGTCTTGGCACTCATACCGGAAGTCTCAATCGCGGAAGCCAGAACTTCCTTCCGCAGAGCGGGGTCAAGCATGTTTGTAATTTCCGTAACAAACCGGACACTATTGACTAGCTTGGTGAAATTCTTCACGGCATCCGCGGTTTCCACGGCTTCCATAGATTCCACATCCACTCCGGATTCCATTCTCTTGTAGAAGTCCGGACGAAGGACGCTCATTCGCTTCGACTTAGTGACTGCCGCGTTGGCATTCTTTAACCCGGCGGCAAGGGCTTCGGTCAAATCCTTCGGACGACGGAGGCCCGCACCCAAGGACTGTAACCTGTATGCCGCGGCACTCATGTCAGGTGTATCGCTAAACAATTGTTTACCTGACTTGACTGCCCAGCCGTAGAAGGGAATCTTTTTATTGGCAACCGTCGCGAATCGTTCAAGGACTTGCCATGTATGTCCACTGCCGAACGAGGGGTTCAGCCCTGTGGCCAACAGGATTGCGTTGCCGACTGCCGGGAGAACGTTGACGCTTTCATCACCGGAGAGGCTATGCTTGTAATTGAAGTCTTCCTCATTAAACAATTCAGAAGCGGCATTCAGAAGGAGGGATTCTTCAAGCACCGTATTTTCCAGCAGGTTTTTCAGTTCGGCAACCTTGTTCATCCCCCACTTGTCCACATCCATATCCATGAAGAGGCTGGGCAGGGTTTTGGCTAACACCCTGATGGTCTTGAACGGGTTCATGTATTCAAGGTTCAAATACTCGAACTCATGTCGCTTCATATCTATGATGCCAATCAAGTCCCCGAACTTATCATAGTCAGGAATTAGCCCACTATCTGCCAGCTTCCTCATGACTTCCGCGTCGTCAATGATTTTACGGTCATCGTCATCTCCCAAGACACTGGCGATAATCTGTCGGGCAACCCAGGAAGAGACCGCAGAGGTTGCAGAAATAGTTACTAAGGAACCCGCGGTACGAAGGATAGCGCGTCCCAAGAGGTAAGCCCCCTCCTTCTTCATGCCGTTATTGATAGCCCACACACCGTCTACCCCTTCACCTATGGCGTGGCCAAGGTTGTAGGCTACAGACTGGAAGGTATGGTACTGGAACATGAAGAACGGAGCCGCAACTATATTCAGGGTTTTCACCCACAAAGGAGTACGCGAACCCGTGGGGAGCAAGCTCTTCACCATGTGGGCAGTATACCTGTCCACATAAGCATCCCAACTCTGGGTAGTCTGGCTCGCGTCAATGAGTATCTGGTCCCGCGCATTGGGGTTGGCCTTGCCCTTCGCCCGCGCCAGTTGTACCTTTAATTGGGTATCGGCAATCGCTCTCTGGTTAGTGAAGAGAACAATCTTGGCCGCCGCGTCCGGCAAGCCATAGGCGAAGGACATCGTTTTGATGGGCCATGCTACGACTTTGCCCACCATCTTGGCGGCATCCTTAGCCACCTCGCCCTTCGTCCGTTCCTGTTTCTCGTTCAGAGCTTCGGCCAGTTTGAAGAAGGAATCCTCATTCACTTCTTCAAATTCTCCTGCCATCTTACTGAACTCGTCAGACTTCCAGACGTTGCGCAGGAACTCCCCTTGACCTGCGTCCAGCAGACCAAGCTCTTGCCAGTAGCGAATCTTCTCGTTGTACCTGTCTTCCGCGGCCAGCAGTCTATCCGCGGAAGCCTGTGAAGCAAGGTCCTTGCCCTGTGATAGCCACCATAGCTTACGCAACTGGACCCAGTCCCCGACAAGGTTTGCGATGTCTTTACTCCCCGTGAATGGGAGTGCACCCGCATGGGTCATTTGAGCTACTGTACCATATAAGTTACGTAACGTGGAATTAGGACTCGCTATTAAGACAGAAAGGTTAGCCAAGCCACCCGCCTTATTCCACCATCCTTGCCCCTTGCCGGACTTCTGCCAGTACTTGCGCACCTCCTTATAGTCGTCCGTCCTGCTATTCAGGATGTCGTCGCTCGGTCTGTAGATGCGGTAGATGGCATCGGCTACATCCTTGTCGGCGTACATTCCGTTCAACGCATTCTTCGTATTCTTCAAGGAGATTTCCACCATGTCCGAGGTACGGTTTGTGGAATTCGGGGGTACGACCACACCCTGCGCTTTCAGTACGGAGGCATACTCGTCAGCAAGCAACTGGTTCACGGCAATCTTCGACTGCATGGATAGGGTATTCTGTAACGTCCCAATGGCATCCCCAATGGTGAGGTCGCTAAGTTCATACATAGCTTTCCTCTGCCATTCGGGCAAGCGTTTCCGCTGGGCCAGCGCATCTTCATTCGTCCTCTTCTTGGACAGAACTTCGTCAATGGCCTTCATGGCATCGTTCACTGCGAGGCGGGAGAGTTCCGGATATTGCAACGCTTTCAAGTCGGTAGCGGAGATGACGTTGCCCATGCCGTTCATCCTCATGAGAACGCCAGCCTGACCGCGAAGAAGATTGAGCGTCTTGTCCAGTCGTTCTGCGGCATTCATATCGGGCGTGTTCCATATCTGGTCAATGGCCGAAGTCGGGATAGTGGGGATGGCCTTGTTCACTTCGGAAGCCACGGATGCCGGGGATTGAAGACTGCCAATTTTGTCCGCAATCGTTTTTCCCGGAAGGCTGGAGAAGACATCAGTGAGGAAACTATCTCTGGCATTCATGTCCAGAGTTTCCTTCGCCTCTGTCATCTTTGACTTCGTGCGATAGTCTGCCTGTGCTATCATGCTCATGGCCTTATTATATATGGCACTGATGTTGTGGCCGTCCCTCAAATCTGCAAGCATTTGAACCTGGCCGAAGTTGTTCTGAATGAAGTCCAGAATTTCCCTGTTCCTGTAGTTCTTGGCTACACCCTCGAACAGGAGTTTATAATTCGCGGAGGCTCCCGTGGGAGCTGACACCAGCGGAAGTTTCAACTCGTCGTGGAGCGCGGCCAATGCCTGCATGTTGTCCAGCACTTGGCTTACGTTTTCGGACAGTTCTCTCTGGTGCGCTTCGGCATGAGAGATTGCGGCTTCCTGCAACAGTTTCGTCAGACCGTCGTATTTCTGCGCCAGTTCTCCGTTGGGGTTTGCGATGATGTCCTTCATCGTCCGGGTGAAGTCTCCGGCATGGCGTCCTACGGCCATGTAGGTGCGATGAAGATAATTCATCTCCGCGGCGTTGTCAGCCATGCGGCTATCTCCAATGAGCTTGGCAATAGAGATTTGCGTTGCGGCAATTTCTTTACGGGAATTGGCGATGACATTGTGGACCAGTTGACCTACAACCCCCTGTGACAGAAGCCACTGTTCAGCGGCATCCCGCTTAGCCATATACTCCGCTTGTTTTTGACGGCGTGCATTGAGGATAGCGTTGTCCCGTTTCAGCCACACGGAACCAGCAGGGGTAGCTACGCCAGCGCGAGTTACGCCCGCTCGCTTTGTTGCGGCGTAGAAATCATCCTTGGCTTCCCGGATGATTTGTTTAGCTTCGGCCCGTGTCTTAGCGATGTCCTGAATCATAGGGACGATGGTGGGATGGTTTGTACTCTCCGCATAGAGGAAGTCATTGCGAAGGTTGGACCACCTGTCCAGAAGTTCATCCATAGAGAAGGGACTATCCACCTCGTTAATCATATCCGCGAGATAGTTTTGTGTGTCGCGGGCAAGGCCAAAGTAGGTGGTTTCCAGATTGGCATTCCCCGTCGCGGAGATACGAGAGCCAAGGTCGGAGAGCGATTTGTGAATCTGCTGGGAAAGCATGGGGAGAGCTACCTGCTTGTCCAGCATGGCACCATATCCCTTGACGCTCATGTCTTTAATCCGGCGCATCATGTCGTTGATTTCCAATCTCCCTTCACTATTAAGCGCAAGGGAGTTAGCCAGACGCACCGCTTCCGCGTGCCTATTGACGGCATCGGTGACGGTCTTCTTAGCCAACGCGATACGGAAGTCGCGGGTCTGTTCATGCTGACGAACTTCTGCTTGAGCCTCTGCGTTAATGCGTGCAACAGTTTCAGGGTCAATATCGTTGTCCATATTCCCCGACATGTCAAGAATGGACTTGCTCCATTTCTTTCGCGTAGCGGCATCCCAGCCCAGCTTATCCGCACGGCGTTGAAGCATATCGCCAATTTTGTCAATGCGTTTAATACTACGTTCGTATGCCGCATTCACGTTGGCCATTTGTTCCAGCACAACCAGCTTCTGTTCCTCGGACTTAACATTGATGCCAGCCTTGTCCCAGTTCTTGGTTGCACCCAGCCATCCGTTCTTAATACTGGTTACCCAGTTCCCGGCATTCGTGCCAATGATTTCTGCGGCCAGACCGAAGGACAGTCTTCGGGTCATGTCAGTCTCATAGGCCATCGGGTTAAAATAATCTACCCCGTTGCCCATAGTATAATCCGTATCGTCTACCTTCCATGACGGAGTGCGAGGCATGTCGAACCACTTGCCGGGGGTCATGTCCGCGATGCGGGCCACATAGGAATCCCATTCAGCCACGTGTTCTGCGGCGGTGGTTCCGTCCATAGCGTCCGCAGTTTGTTGCACGTCCCTAATCAAATCCTTAAGCCATTCGATGAGGCGCACATGAATGGGCCTCCTGCCTCCAGCCGCTTCGGCATAGCGAGCCAAATCCGTGATGGTTATATTGTCTCCGCTAGCTTCCGCTATCATGAAGTTCATGACAGGATTGGAGAACGCGACACTGGCAAATTCGTCCGGGCCGCGGAGACCATAGTTGAGGTCAGAAGCGAGCGCGGCGATGGCGTTCATCTCATTGATGTCCACGCTAGCATCATACATAGCGGAGAGACTATCAACAATATTGTTGTAGTTCTCTGCAATCGCGCTTCTAATCTTATCCATCCGCTGGGAATAGTCCGCGTTGGTGGCACGAAGATGACGGTCAATGAGGTGGATGACTTCGTGTAGTACCGTTCCCGTTACGCTTTCAATCGCATTGTCCCGGTCCACGTACAGGTCAATGACACCGCCGACAAGCTTCCCGTCCGTGCCGTTCATGTAGGTGATACTGGCGGGGGAAGAGATGTTCGCCGGGGCATTGGTGGCTCGGATAGCAACATCCAAACCAGTGGCATGCAGTGCGCGGAGCACTCCATCAATGGCCGCGGCCTGTGCGGGGGAGGCATTAGCTTGAAGGTCCGAAAGGATGCCATAGGCATTTGCGCCAGTCCCATCCGTCGGGAGATTGAGAGCGGAGACCTTGTCTCCCCACTTGGTGCTGGGGGTACCTCCCTCACCTGTGTTGTACATGCTTGCGTGCGGAGCGATGACAATGGTTTCTCCCGTGTTGCTGGTAATCATGGGGGCGTTAATCCCGGTCATCTCGTTCAAGGAGACGAGCTTCGCGCCGCGCTCCAATGGCGTACCATAGGAGAGCCACGCACCAGTATTACTATCGAACGAGGCGATTGCCGCATCCATGTTATCCACGGTTTCCACGGAACTGGGGGTAACTACTCCCGTCTCTACCATAGCAGTGATGGGGGCAATAGCATTGTCCCTCTCCTTCCGGGCAATAGCTACCAGGGATTCCTTGGGTTCCGTGGGCACCGGGGATTCCGTGGTAGCCGGGGATTCCGTCAATCCGTTAATAACGTTAATGGCGGCATCGAGGTCTTCATCTCCTGTAGTAAGGATGGACAGGTCGTCGTCTACTTCGATAACCTGAACCCGGTCTCCCATAGCATCAAGGGCCTCCGAAAGCATGGTGCGCATGGTGTCGAGGTTTTCCTTATTTGGGAATGACAGGGTATTGGGCAGGTCGTTAATGGCTTCTGCCATGAATGAGCTTGCCGCGGCACTGCCCTCGTAGGTATATATTTCGGAGGCCCGTTCCACTAGGTTGCGGAACTGGGTGAAGTTGCTGATGCCCATACGGGTTGCTCCTTCCACCCACGCCTTGCGGGTTTCATCGGAGACTGCCAGACTTTCATGGGCAATGGATTTGTCCACCCATTCGCGGGCAACTTCCGCGGCATCCCCCTTCTCCCCGGCAATCTCGATAACCTTCTTTCCGGTTTCTACCAAGCTTTCCGGCACATTGTTTTTGGTAATGGCTTTGCCCGTTTCCTCGATGATGTTGCTCGCATCTTTCGTAATATCCGGTAGCATGGAAGTAGCATCCTTTACATCGAGAGTGGGAGCGGCTTCGGTTTGGAAACGTATGTTCCCTTCACCAGCTAACTGGCTACCAACGTAGCCGCCGATACCTCCAAGGAAAGCAATCTTTATGGCACCGCTAATCACTTGGTCGGTAGTGGCAATAGAAGATTCAGAGATTTCTCCGTTCTTCACCAGTTCGGTAAATGCCCATTCTTGGAATTCGTCTGCCAGTTCTTCGGTGGCTCCTTCCACTACGGCCTTGCTCGTGCTGTACAGATAGGAAGCAACGGCAAACGTCTTTTCCTTGGTATTCATTTCAGACCACGGCTTGCTTCTCCATCCGGCAATCTTCCGTTCAAGGGTTTGGAATGGAGATTGACCGCGAAGGTTTTTAGCCCCAATAATCTTACGCATGTAGGAATCCATACCTGCGCGGTTGTTGATGAGAGTACTACCAGTAGATACGAGAGCCGCACCAAAGAGGGCACGCATGTTGGCAATGCTCTGTGCCCTGTTCAAGTTCTCGGCAGTCGGTTCCTTCCCTTCCATCTCCCTATCATAAATGGTATAGAAGATGTCGGAGTAAGCATTCGGTGCAACCTGCGAGATGATGCTAAGATTTACCCCGGCTCCGGCTCCTGCCCGTTCGAGGTTCAACGCCGCAAGGTTGTCGAGGTTGCGCTGAATAGTTCCACTCAAACGTCCCGCCAATCCCGGACGGGCGGCAGGGACCAAAGCTTCTGCCCGCTTCGCTACAACGTTAGCCGTTGCCTTCGCGAACCGCGATAGCGCGGTACGTTCCAGTGCACGCCCAGCGAGGCCGCCAACTTTACCAGCCCCCGCGGTTGCTACCATTTGGTAACCGAGGTTAGCGATTTCCGCAGTATAGTCCGCAAGGATATTGCCTCGAACAAGTTCAGCTTCCGCTTCCTGTTTTTTGTTCAGCTGGTCCCAGAAGGTGCGGGTATGTTCCATCGCCGCACGACTGCCAACTGCATTCTGTGCAAAGAGAAGAGCACCATAGGCGGCACCCGTCCCAAGGTCGATTGCCTTGTGTGTACCTATCTGGAACCCGCGGAGAACAGAGTTGAGGGTGTCTTGCCCTTTCTCCTGCCATGCGGAGAGGATGTCCTCGTCACTCTTGCCCGCTTCCTTCTGTTCGTTGTAAAAATTCTTGAAGGAAAGGTGCTTGTCCAGCCGCTTCATGGATTCAGTCAAGATAGGGTTGAACTGCAAGCCGGAGCCAAGCCACGTATCGCGAAGCGTCCCCAGCGTCTCGTCCAATGCAATGTTGTCCTTCACAAGTTCCTGTGCGGATTTCTTGCGGAGGTTCTGGAACTTCTCAATGGTGCGATTGATGAGACCTTCGTCCGCGCCACTAGCACGGAGAGCCTCAATGCTCTGGTCCATCAGCTTATCATTGTAGAGAGCATTGGGGTTCAGTTCGAGCGTGGCGTTCGTATCAACTTCCTTGGTGTGTGGATTGTACGCAAAGAGACTGCCACGGCCAACGCCCAAGTCACCCATACGTGCGGCATGGGAGAGGGAGTTAAGGGCATCGCGAGTACTTTCAATATGGTACTGGGCCATGTATTCCTTCAACTGTTCGGGACCTACTTCAAAGGCAGGGCCTCCCACTACACCATACTCCCAAGAGCCGTGCCTCGTTCCCTTCCTCCATTCCATCGTACTCATTGGGTCAGTGGTCTTGCCTACACTATTCCCCGGTTGGAAGTTAAGTACGTCCGCAACTTGTCCTGCCGCGCTTCGGTAGTTAGCCAGTGCGCCTTTGACTGCATCCATGAGGGTGCCTCTCGGTGTAGCTTTGGCGGTATAGTCCTGAATCAGTTTCGTCGTCCCAGCCTGTAGTAATATATTCTTCGGAACCCCCGGAAACCTTGTAGCCAATTCTTCCATCATGGCATCAGCCATTGCTTTCTGGTAGTCGGAGGTTACCACGGCATGACGCTCGGTGGCTAAGGTATTTGCTCGTTCGCGCACTGCATCCATGTCCACGCCGGGGGCAAGGGCCAATGCCGCAGAAGCTACTGCTTCGGGGTTAAGGAGAGCATCCCTTAGTCCCACGGCATCCAATCCGGTGTAGCTCTCTTCCATCCGCGAGACAATGTTGTCCACGGCTTTAACCTGCGCTACTGCCATTTCCCCTGCACGTTTAGCGGCGGGAGAAAGGGAATCGGATTCCTTGGCTTCCGGGGATTTAATATCTTCCGTACTCTGGGACAGGTAATCCCCGTAGTCGTGGACAAGTCGGAACATTTTGCTGGGAGACTTGGAAAGGTTGGCGAGTTCAGCAAAAACATTCCCAGTAAATGAAGGTGCTGAATTAGAGAATTCGCCAACGCCAAGCTCCCCCACGCTCGTTTGGCTGGGGGTTTTCTTCTGTATGCCCTCCGTCGAAGCGGGCCGGTGTTTGTTGTAGAGAGACTTCGCGGCTCGGTAGTTGCCAATGTCTTCGCGCCTAATCGTATTGATGACGCTTTCTATTTCCTCCGCAGTGAAAGCAGTAGGTGCGTTCTCGATGGCTTGTGCCGTAGGTTTACCAGACACAACATCTAGATTCTTGTTGAGGTAATCCTTCCGGGCCTTTTCCATTGTGTTTGCAATGGATTTGGCCACCGCCTTTGCGTCACGGTTTCTGTCCGCGGCAATGGCGAGGAACTTTTCCGTTACCACGGGGTTCCCATCTTCTCCACTTCCGAAGCCAGAGCGGGATAAGAAGGCGGAGTGCGTAGGCGTAAGCTCGGAAGAAGACACAACGGTAATTCCCGTATTGTTGGCAAGCTTCTTAAGGGCCTCACTATCGCCGCGGGAAGCGGCCTTCAAATCAACCAGCGCATCTTCGCCGCGGTCTACATAGTCTTTCATGTAGTCGATTCCCTCAAAGTTGTATCCACGGTTTCCTTTGTTCAAAACATTAAGGTCCTCCTTTTCCTTGGCGGTTTTCCATTCTTGTTCCGTATGGGCGCGGTATTTATCTTGCCATTCTACATTCTTCGCGTGTTCCGCATCCTTTTTCTGTTTCTCCGCAAAGTCATCCACGGACTTAACAATAAAGGTGTCAAACTCTGCGGTGGCTTCTGCGGCTTTCTCCGCACGGGTCTGTCTCTTTTCCGCTAGCCTTTGCTCGCGGTCCAGTGCTTTCTGTTTTCTGTCTTCTTGTTTCTGCGCTTGCGTCTCTTGCCACGCGGCGTGCCTTTCTACGGCTCGCTGTTCACGTGCAATACTGCTTCCCGACTTCGGAGTGAAGTCGGACATATTGGCGGTACTAAAGTCAATAGCCATGTTTGTTGAGTATTAGTCTAATAAGTTTGCCCCACTCATGTGGGTCTTCAACATCCTATCATGAGTGGGGCGAGGGTCAAGTGAAATATCAACTATGACAAATTTATTTTCGGAAGTCCAAGTGAGTGAACTCCGGTCCCTTCATCAGTTCAGTGTAGAGGGTGAGCCTCGCTTGCGGGTCTTTCTTCCGCAGGGCCTGATACTGGGCGTACTGGCGGGCGAAGCGGGGGTCCCGGATATTCAATCTATTCTTGAACATGTTGCTCAATTCCTTTATTTTGGCGCGTTCCAGTTTTTCGAGGGTCTTAATCTCCTTACCAAACTTTTTCGGCTGGGCGTACATGGTTCGGACGCGGAGGTATGTTTGCGCCTGTGCTCTCGCTTCGGGGCTGGCGGTTTCATCCCTCAAGGTTCGTAGCATATTCTCGGCCGTGCCAGTACCCGCAGTCGTCGGGACGCTCGTAGGTATGGAGGAATTGCCGGAGGGGAGAGCAGAGGCGGGGAACCTAGAGCCAGAAGGGGCGGCCGTGGTTCTCGCCGCGGGAACCGCGGTGGTTCCCGGAGCGGGTGCGTTCTTGGTCTGGCTCTCTACAAACTTGCTATATATCGCGTTCCTATCCGCTTCCGGCATGGACATGAATGTCTTGAACTTCTCCGAGCCAAGCTTCTTCTCTACATACGCATAGAACCCGGCCGTGGAGGTGTCGGGGCTAGCGGTTGGAGCGGAACCCTTGGAACCCGTGGAAGCCGAGGAACCCGTCGCTTGCGTCGGCATAGTCGGAGATATGACAGGCATCTGCCCACGGCTTATGTTCTGGTCCACGCCACGAAGCATAAGCCTGTCCTCCGCAGAGAGTTTCCCTGCCGCGGCTTGTTGCATGCCCGCCGCATAGGTTGCCCGCTGTTGAGCCGCATAGCTTGCGCTGTTGGGGTCAACCGCTCCCGGCACTGCCGCCGCGGGTGCCGCGGATGCGGGGGGGTTCTTGATGCCGTGGTTACTATTGGCCGCGGCGATGGTGTTCATCTCCTTCGCGTCGACGGGTTTGTTCGGGTCGTTGTTATTCATTGGACGGAGGGGGATGTCGGGGTTCGTCTTCGGAAGCACCTCGTCCATCGTCTTCTGCTTAATGGACTTGGCGGCGGGGATGCCCCCGCTCGCGCTCGTCTCGCTCGATATGTCTGTACGTTTGGTAGCCATGATTACATGAGGTTAAGTCCGGGGCACTGCATGATGCCGCCATTCTGAATAATGTTCGGAGCCTGATACGTGCCCTGACGATATTTGCGCAGGTGGTCATTCAGGTATTTGACGGCAAGGCCGTAGCTGTCTGTCCCCATTTGGGTATTGCCCTGCTCGTTATAGACCACGGCCAGCATCATCGCCTTCAATGCGGGAAGACATCCGGGGTAGATACGAACCTCCTTGTCCTCCCATGCCGCGTCATCATAAATGTTAAGGGACAGGCCGCGCAATGCGCACCGTGCCGAAACCGTCATGACGTTGCTCGCGGGGTTGTCGTTGATGCCGTTACTGCCAGACAATACCGAGTAGGTGCGGAGGTTCTGTTCATTCAGCCCCATGTCCAGCATGATAGCATGATAGCCGCTATCGTGCTTCGGATATTCGGAACGGAACCAAGTGTTGCTTTCGAACATGGCCCGGTCGATGATGTTGTATTTCTTGCCGCTGGGCGACCATGCCTCGACAATACTATCATATTCTTCGGGCAGGGAGATAGAACCCCCGCGAGGGATTCCTTCAAAGTCCAAGGTATCCACGGAATCCGGGGATACCGTGGCCTCATTGAGCAGGAGGTTCTGCGCTTCCTTCAATATACGACGGAAGTCGACGTTGGACTTGGACGGCGGCTGGTTTGTGATGAGCATGCAAAGCTCGTCACAAACATTGCGATAGGTCAAATAGGATTTGGTAATAAATGCCATGAGCTTAACTGGGTGGATAAATGGTTACTTTCTTGCACATCATGCCTCCGTTCCACGGGGATGCGTAATAGGAGGTCACGGGTTTCCAATCTGTGTGGGTAGTCCCCGGAAAGTTCGTATTAAACGCGCCGGGAAGCCACTTGGCGTCCTGATTGCCAATGGTTACGGTTATAGCCAGCGGGCCGTGGAGACATGCGGGCAGACGGTAATCGCAAAGCGGCGAAGAGAAATACCCACTGTTCGTCGTGAACTGTACCGACGTCCCAAGGCCCCAGCCTTTAGGCCATGTTCCGTCGGGGGAGAAGGCTTCCTCTACCACGGCGGTGCAGGGGCCAGAGTAACTGTCCCTCATCATCTTGGTCTGCGGGAAGTACTTGCCCTCCTGTCTACCGGAGAGGTCGGGCCTCGTATCCCACGGAATCCAATAAACCGAACCGAACACGGCAGGGAAACTGTAGTTCATCGTCGTAGTATATTTTTTGTAGTACCCGATTCCCGGAATCTGCATGTAACTATCTACGGCGTAGCAGGGGTTCACCCATTGGCGCAGGACGACGCGTTGAATCTTGTCGCTTGTCGCGACCTTCTTAAAGGTAGACCCCGTAAGTGCGCACAGGGTAAGATTAAATTGGAAATAGGGAAACTTTTGCCCACTGTAGGATAGCGTCAGTTTATTGACTACCTCCGCATTGAGAACATAATCCCCAGCATGGTATTCCTGCTTAGCGGCAGTGGTGCTCTGAACCGTAAGAACCTTTTGCGTATCTAGGTCCACGGTTTCTACGTCAATGGCGAACGCCTTCTCACCGTTAATCAGAATGGGAATAGTGCCATTGATTGCAGACCCTCTGGGATTAGCTATGACTACTAGGTTAAGCCGCCCATATTGGATGTCCAGATATGCCCCCTGTATCCCGGAAGGAAGCGACCCTACGGAGAACATCATTTCAGAAGTATACGAAGCATCTCGTTGAAAGAAGGTAATCCCTTGGGCGTTTCCTACGGGGAAGGTCCAAGTTTCGTTCGTAACAATTTCGGCATACAGGGTGGACTGAATAACGGTCTCCATATCTATCTTAACCTGTCCGTCTTCGGTGTACCACGGGCCTTGTGGATTGACGGCAAAGTATGCGTAGTCAAGCCAGAAGGTCCCCGGCGAATAAGTTGTAGGATAGCTGTTCTGAATATACAGGTTCCACAATCGTTTATCACGGAAATAGATGCCGAAGTTTCCTCCCCTGTCAGAGTTAGAACCGTTGGGTTGAGCACTAAGAATCCCGCTAACGCCCATAAAACCTTGGTACTCTGGGTAGTTAGGGTCGTTCATACCGTAGTTCAAATAGGGAAAGCCCAGTATCTCGGTAGGAATTACGGAATCTTCTTGAACCGTCAGGTCCCAAGATTCCACATTTTCAATAGTAGTCCACCTCATGTCAGGGACGGTGACGGGAACCAGCGTAACAGGCTTCTCCAACTTCCGGCCATAGTAGGTATTGCCCACGGCATCCGTGTATTTGGTGAATCCTTCCTTCTGCCAATCAGTATCGAAGTCAGTGCTCGGATTATGTACAATCTTCCGCAGTACAGGATAGACCTGATTGGTTATCCTATCGAATGAGGATTCCCAGAATTCATCAATCTGGTCGTAGGTGGTGCAACTCTTTCGCGTTTCCTTGTGGCTATATCCTTCATGTACTACCACAGAGGAATCTACACGCCATTGGCTACAGTTCTCGCCGGGGTCAGGAGGGTCAATCGCAGGGACATCGCCGTTCGCTGTCCAGTCGACGGACTGGCTAGTCGTCACTGTTGTATTGATGCACCGGACAAAACGGGAATCAGGGTTACAACAATTACCGGAGAGGCTGTTCTGTTCCTCTTTCTCCGCAATGTTACTGTTCCGTTTGTACATAGATACAAGGGTGTACATCTGCGTACTCGGATAACTGCCCTTGTCCCAGCCAGCACTAACGGGCTTATTGTCCAGTTCAAGGAGGGGCATGTGAGGAATGCGGGCCTGACCCGGTTCCTTCCCTCCACCATCGACGGGCCAAAGCGGCGCGGCCCAGACCTCTCTCGATAACTTAATTGCAGTCTGTGCTACCCATTCAGATTCGGGCAGGGACGTTCCCGGACCACCTTCATCCCACACCGTATCTCCCTTCTGCCAAATGTTATAAGGGACGAACTCTTTAACCACAGGTCCCGGCAGGGTTTTATACACACGGATGACCTTACGAAAGTACTTGCGCAGGTGTTCCTCTTCGAACTGGGCTACTTCTTCATATACCAGCTGGGCATCATATGCCGTGTAGAAATGCTGGTCATAGAAGTCAGGGTCAAGCTTTTCGTTGCTGGGGTCAAACGAGCCAAGAGGGAGCGGGGCATACGCGGAATCCGTGGGTTCCACCCATTCCCGTGTAATCTCGTAGAAGTCCTTCAACTCTTCCGTGTCTGCATCCGGCCCCATGAACTTACCCGTAGCGGCAGTATCTTTCAACGTATAGCCGTCACGGATTTTCTTCATGTCCTGAATGTTATATCGGAACTGCTGTTCCGGCGGGACCATGTAGTAGAAACGATAAACGTGCTGTCTCGCCGCATCATTGACGGGTTCGACATGCACGAGAACTGCATCCCGCATGAACGGGAGGAAGGTCGTACCTGCGGTGGGTACGAACGGCGTTCCCAATTCCGTGGTAATCTCGCTGGGATTCTTGGCAATCCTCTCAACGAAGAACATCACGTTCTTTACCACAGGAGTGGGAAAGTTAATTATCGGCTCACCCATTGGCCTGTCAGGATTGAACCCATTGCGCCACGAGGAATCCGTGGTTCCAATGGGTATCGTCGGAGGCTGTGGGTTGGAGGCCGGAGTGTTAGGAATTAAGGCCACGATTTTTATTGGTTTGATAGAACGGCATGATTGCACCGGGAAGCGGGGGTGTCCACAACATGTGCACATGTCCGTTCAACGTTAATTGCATTGGTTCTCCCCGCGGAAAACTTACTGTTTCGCCCCGATAATAGGTGCGGTTTGTTCTCCTGTCAATAACATATCCTCGTATGACAAGTAATTTATGGCTTCTCTCCGCGTCAATGATTCTTGGCAGTTGAACTTCTTCACGAGTTTTAACCTGTGTAACCGAAGAGGTAAGGGTTTCTCCGTCATAACGAATTCCTACTTTCCCTCGTAAAAAATAGGCCCATTGGTTTCTGGGCAGTTTTAGCTCACCCTCGCGACCAAGAGGAAGGGAGGCATAGAATTGATTCCGTGCATGAATCTTTTCGCCACACGCGCGAATTCGTTTTTGCAACTGATTAAGATTCTGGGTCAACTCGTTTTCGAGTTGTTCCTGCTCGGAGCTTTTTCGGAACAGATTGAATAGTTTCATTTCTGTCGGAGGGGGGGTGTATCTTGTTGCGAGATAGCGCAGAAGACGCGGTCGATTATCTCTTCATGGTCGCTTCGTAGATTGTCTATTTTTCCATGTAATTGGTCTAGAGAATCATCCAACTCGGATATAACTCTTAGAACTTCTTGCAATAATATGAGAAAGGACTTCTCCTTGTCAAGACTAAACTCTATCTTTTTTGAGAGGTACTTATATGCCAGCTTTACTGCCACGTAAATAACCCCCACGAATACGAGATACGCGGGGGACATTTCATCGACAATGCGAGTGAGAAACAATGCCCACACGTTGCCGTCAGTAGCATTAAGCTGTGCGATGAAATTAAACATGGCGGCAAGGAATTACCTCACCGCCATGTTAGCATTTGGGATTTAATGGGTCAAGAAAATTCCCAATTATTTCCTTGACAACATAGTTAGGGCGTAGGCATGCCGTGCATCGCATCGGTTCATCCAGCCCGTAAGGAACTTTTCCTTCGCCGGATTGGCCCTTACAATGGAATGATAGCGGGCACGACAAGCGCGGTCCAGCATGTCGAGGACTACCATTTCATCCCATGAGAGAATGGCACGCGTCCATGCGGCTTGCGTATTCTTGCCCCACTTACCATCAATAGCGAGGTCGAGCATGCGCTGGACAACTTTAGTCGTTCCCGCCACTCCCATGTTGAAGGTCATGTCGCGGAGCATGAATTCAATAGGGTAGCTTCCTGCAACTCCCTTGGCAACCAGTGGTTCGGTATTGACCAGTACATAGCGGAGGCATTCATCCCATGCCGCTTCTCTATCACCCCGGTCCATCATGGATTTGATTAGATTGAATTCCTTGGGTTCAATCCCATCACAGATACCGGCAATCTCCCACGTGCCGCCGCCGTCGCCAGAGGGGAGGCGAGTTACGCGCAGAGATTCCGGCCCGGTAATCTTGTAATCCTCCATGTTGAGAATCTTCTTGGCCATACCCTTGCGGACAAGCTCTGCCGGGGACACGTATGCCGCGGATACCGGGGAATCGTTGGGTTGTTCATCAGGTTCCACGGAAACCGTGGGTTCCGGTTGTATCTTTTTCCATATAGCATCAATGGTCTTATCACCAAGGATACCGTCGGGTGAAGTTCCCGCCCACTTCTGTATTTCCTTTATCTTGTCTTTCCTTGTCATTAGTTTTTTCTACTTTGATTCCATCAGGGGTTAGCTTCCCCAATGAGATTTGAAGGTTAATAACGTTAGCCATCGACCGAGCTATCTCTTCGCCCCATTGCTTGAAATGAAGAGTGCCCAGCGGGGTGGGGATTTCGTTGGTAATTCCTGCGACAACATAGGTGTCCAACTTAACTCGAACTATATCCGAGGTTACTTCTACCTTGGCTTCCGTGGGTAGGAGTTCGATTTCATACCACATGACATCCTGTATCTCTTCGTCTTCACTATCCGCTTGAGGGTAATGAACACGAACGACACCGGCAACATCCTCGTCGGATAATACCCGAAGGATAGACCCTGTTGGGATGCTGTCCCCACACATGCCACATCTCCCCGTATCTACTCTGCGAACGATGTTGCCGCACTTAAATCTGGCCTTAACTTTTCCGGGTTCTACTTTCATTTCTTTTCTTTTTCGTTTTTGGTTTTGTTTATAGCTGGTAATATGACATGCTCGTTAAGGTCCTCAACGATTTGATTAGCCCAGTCCACTACTTCCTCGCACATATCGACCTCTTGGTCACCCAGCTTATATCTGGTAGGTATGCGGAGAACGGGCTGATAGTTGAAGAGGATGATAGCCTCGTCCCGTGTGTATCGGACGAAGACTTCATGTTCGGTCTCTTCCACTAGCTCAAACTCATAGAAGGGATACCGCTTCCCTTCGTTGTCCTCGGTCTTGATAAGGATGCAGTGGTCTCTATCTTCCCCGCCTTGAACATACGCTAAGGAACCCTCCGCTAGGCTCTCCCATATTTCTGGATGCCTTCCTGTGTTGATGAACCGAACAAGGTCTCCCTTTCTGAATCTGCGTTTGTTATTCATTGATGTTGTTCCTTTCCCGTTTAACGAGTTTAAATCCTTTTTTGGTTTTGATGGTCGTACTCTTTTCAATTTTTCGGACTAGCTTCTCGGTCAGCTTCTTGGCTTGCTTCTTGGTGAAAAGTCCTTCCTCGCCTTCCGTGCAATAGTAAAAGGTGGCAACGCAACGGTTTTCAAGCAGGACCCAGAAAAATCCGGTAACGGGGTCATCTACGACGGTAATATTTAGAGTGTCAGTCATCGATGTTGTTTCTTTTAAGTTTGATTCCCATCTTTGTTTCTATGACCGTGCTCTTCTCGATTTTGCGGGCGAGCTTGTCGGCTAGTTTCTTAGCTTGCTTCTTGGTGAAGAAGCCGCTTTCATCTGCCACGCAATAGTTGAAAACGGCGACGCAACTTCCCCTGTGCATGACGCGGAACATTCCGCTAGTAGGGAGGTCATAAATACGGGTATCTGAATCGTTATTCATCGATGTTGAAATAGATTTGGGCAAGTGCTACTCCCTTGGTTGTGTGAATTGTTCCTCTGCTAACTATGTAGCGGGCAATCTTCGTTGCCAGTTTCTTTGCCGCGTCTCGCGTCATGAATCCCCGCTCGTCCCACTCTGTGCAGTAGAAAAATTGGGCAACGGCATTCCCATCATATTCCACTTCAAACCCGCCGAGCGTTTTATTCTCGAAAATTCTTACTTTGTCGTTCATGATTTATTCGTCTTGGATTGTACAGTCCGTCGGGTAAAGGTCAATGCCCCTTTCTGTCATAACGGGATTCGTGTGGATGAGATGGCGAGCAACCATCTTCGCCATTTCTACCGCCCTTTCGCGCGTGGGATAACACTGTTCCTTCTCGTCTCCCTCTCGACAATAGTTAAAGATGGCAAAGGTATCTCCATCATATTTCACCTTGAGGATTCCTACTCTCTTATTATCTACAATACTAATTTCGTTGGTCTTCTTCATTGGTCTATACATTGGCGGTTTCTATTTTTTGAGGGTCGCCGGGAATGGCAATCTCCCAACAGAAGGAAGCGATGAAATCGTTGCGAAGAGTTACCTCTTCTCCGACTTTATACCATCCATCTGGAAGGAGATAATCCCTCTTCATATCAATGGCGGCTCCTGCCTCTATTGGTTCCAACGCCATGAAACGGTAGTCCCATTCGTTGTTTTCCGTCTTAAAGGATTGCAGGATGAACCAAGGGGTAACGTCGGCGGCTTCATCCCCATCTTCGGTTTCCTCCCCAGTAGACGTTCCTACGACGCGGGCACAATAACCGTTCCTCATGTTCTCCAAGGCAACACCGAATGGCAGGTTGAAGTGAGAGAGGGAATAGGCAATAACGCCCCATGTCAAGGACCGGGCGCGGGAGCAAACCCCGTCAAGCCGTGGAAGTACCGTGGCTATTACTTCGGGGTTGCTCTCCGGGCCGTCGGAGCAGAGGAAAAATTCTCGGACGCGAGTTGTTGTAGGCATGGGTTCTATTAGACGTAATTGTTCAGTAGTCCGTAAATCTTTTGGGCACTCTGCTCGAAGTCCTCTGCCAGTTTTCTTAGCGCGGGTTCATTCCCGGCAACGGTGTAGAGGTAGGGAACGATGTCATGTAGGATGACATTTCTGTACAGGATAATGCAATTAGTAGAAGTATCGGGCAACACGGGACGCACCAACATGGGCTTTACCATCCAGTCGCGGCCATGTAGTCCGAGATAGGTTTCAATGAAACTGTCGGCAATGCCGCCCAATTCTTCTACCGCATCATCGTATCGTTCATGATGGAATCCACTACTTGTCTGGTAATGGAGGACCTTCAGGACGGGGTAGAGTTGCAGGATGTGGGATAAATCAAGTTGCATGGTTAGATGATTTGAAGAGTGAAGGGGAAGGTGCGGGTCCAGTCAACCGTATTGGAGAACTCAACAGTCATCCAGTAGGTCCCGACAGGATATTCGGCAGGGTCTAATTCAAATATATCGGTCGGAAGGATAATGGTGTCAGCAGTGCCTCCGGGTTTCACCGAGGACGTCATGCCAGACGCGACTGTCTTCCATACAGGCAAGGCTCCGGCGTTGAGCGGGGCTAACTGAATCTTCCATGCAAAGGGGCTTGACGGGGAGACGTTGACAAGAAGAGCAGAGGCATGGGAGAAATTAAACCGGAGGTCTCCCTTAAATCCCGTGCCAAAATGGAGGACAAGGGAGGATATTCCATGCTGAACTTCCAACGTAGGGTTTACGCTTACCCGTTCATAGTTCGCCTTGCGAATAAACTGTCCGAGGCTTCCGTCAAAATATAATTGGTTTGTGTTCATGGTGTGAATGAAGATTAGATATTCTGTTTGGGTTTGTCAACCATAATCTGCACGCGGCGCGGATAATCCGCGGAGCATGGGGCGGTGCTTGCGCTCTTTTCCCAGCCGCGTTTCACGGCGATGTCGAGAACCTCCTTGTCGTATTGGTAGTCGAGGCTCACTCCGAAGTGTCCGGCGAACGCGTCATGATAGACATAATAGATACTTCTCATTTTCTTAATGGCTTTCAGGTCGCTATCGTGCCGGAACCCCCACACACTACCGTCAACTATACTGGTCCATGCAGGGTAGTCTTCGATGGCCGCCCGCTTCATTCCCATGTATGCGGAGATGAAGATGACATCCTTCTCGGTAGCTATCTGGCTAGCCATAACGTCGAGAAGGTCCGCTTCGCGCACCGGACATTGAGTATCGAGCACCATGATGTCCATTCCCGCATGCTCTGCGGCGATGGAGAGGATGGCTTCATCGGGTGCGTCAGGGACGCGGGCAACGTTCAGCCGCTCCGCTTTGGCCCATGAAAGAACGCCAAGGTCCTCGGACATGACGGTAATGCGCTCGCCGGGGATGTGCAGGGATTTAAGATAATTGACCGTGTAATGGATTAGGTTTGATTCCCTCTCCGGCCAATGAAGGGAGGGGTTATACGCGCTAATGATGTAATGGAAGTTATTGTCCATGCCCGCCATCATACACAGAAGAAGATTCTGGTCAAGAAATTTTTAATTGGTATGACACAACGGAGAACCCACGGAACCCATTGTGACCATTTGGCCGTGGGTTCCGTGGGCACGAAGAGGTCCAAGAATCGCGTGTAGCAAATCGCCCGGAGGGTTGGTCAGCTATATCACAATGTCGTGAAGGTTATTCCCTTGAAGAAGTTGGTAAGTTCGTTAATCTCCGGAGGCATTATCTCCGGTGCCCATGAATAATAGGAGGCGTTACATTCGACGGGAACGTCTCCTATCATGGTGCTCCATGTGACTAGCCGCTGTGGCATGACCGTAACTTCGTCTTTCATATATATCTTTGGCCGCCCAAGACGCCCCAATATACTGAAGAGTTCCCAGTAGCCGTTGCTCTTCTTCCGTTCGTACTGCACACCGACGGTCGCAATGTAGTCTAGATATACTGCACCCGTTTCCTTCTCTATGTACCAATAATTGGAGAGAAGGGAAGTGGCATAGGAGAGATTGCTATCCTGCCCGTATAGGAAGCCGTTGTCATAGTAGGGCCAGTCACGGGCTTCATCCAGCGTGACATAACGAGGTGTCCATTTCTGTCCTTCGTGCCATGCTTCCCATAGTATTCGGTCATAGACACGACGGTCTTCGTGGGCTAAATGGGTTCCGATGATTCCATCTCGTCCCGGAAGCTTCCCCGGAATCTCCGGGTACTTGGCTCCTTTCAATGTGTTGAATACCTTCCATGCGTCCATGATGTTTTGGCACTTAATCCCCGGATGATAAATCGAACCCGGTGTAATGGAATAGGCCATGTTTAGAGGGGCGGGAACCCCTCGAACTGTTGGGCCTTCTGTATCATATGCCCAGAGTTCGAAATACGGGTGCACGGTACTTTCATACTTGCTCATCTGTGCGTTGATGTTTTGCGTGGGGTCCGACGTGGGGAGTAAGAGGTGAGACTTCATGGTGCTACGGTAGAAACTTCTGCATATTGCCCAACGCGTCCGCTAACGCCATCAACATATCCGCTGTACCAAACGGCGGCCAGTCCAGTATTGACCAGCTGGGATTTCACGGTTGCGTCAAGGCTATTGTCCTGTGGGTTTCGCTGTACCGTCAGGATGGCAATCGCGCATTTGCTCTTACCCGTTCCCTCGGCACTCTCAATCGGAGTGATTACCTCCTTACCATCCCACGGCTTATCATCAACAACCAGCTTGGCGTTCGTCACGGTATTGGCGGGCCAAGTGTATTCCCATTCAAGGAGTACGGGAAGTTCACCGTCGGTTACGATTTCCTTCTTAGCCGCGCCGTCTTTGAACCCGTCAATCTCCACCTTCTTCCGTTCGGTATCACGGAAACCGCCCGGCTCGATAACTGCGTAGGTATGCCAGTTCTTGTTTGCGTCCTGCTCCTTAGTCGTCGTGACCTTGTATGGGAACTTGCCGCCACCGCCGCCACCTCCAATGAAGATAGCACCTCGGTGAAGTTGCTGGATATATCCGTTCCTGCCCTTGCTCATCCTCGCAATGGGGACGGAGAAGTCCGCGCTGGTATCTTTCTTGCTACTTACCGTAGAAGATTTGCGGTCACTCTTTACGTTTACGTACCAGATAATATCCTTATCCAATGGTGCCTTCTCTCCACTATCCACTGCCTTCAACGTCCCCGGCGCACCACCAATTTCATGCACCTCATTATCATCAATGACAACACCGCAGGTGTACATGACCTTTGCGTTAGGCCCGGAATCCTCTGGGTCATACACGACGGAGAACATGCTCTCTTCCCGGTTGCGCATGAGGGTGTCATCATTATATACTGGGGTATGGAACACTCCTATATCGCTCTCACCGTATACTGGGGCAATCGGGTCCGGCATTGAATCAAATGGCGGGGCCTCATTAAACATCTCCGTACCCACGGGAACCGAGGGTACGGGATGATTAAAGAGGTCAGGAGCTTGTGGAATCTCTTGATACTCTTCTGCCATATTATTTGCAGTATTCTTTGGAGGGAATTACTACCGGACCTGCATCCGTCTTGGGCTGTTCCTGCGTAAAGGTCAACCTTCTGGGACTAACGATTACACAGGATTCTCCATTGCAGATAACTGCGCGGTCCTTACTCACATCCGCGTAGGTGCAACTACTCTGCCCCAACGCTCCAAACATGGCTAAAGCTCCAAGGGCGGCACTAATAATCCCGGAGATGATAGTCTTGTACTTACCGGGTACGCCAAGCTGGACACAGTACTTCGCCGTCAGCTGGGCAAAGATGTCAGCCTCTCCCTTGATTAGTTTGCCCGCCATATTCATGTAGGGCTTCTTCTTTACCGCGGTGAGCTGGTCCCACGGGGTTGGAAGTTCAGCCATGCTATAGAGCTTGGCCGCGACTTCTGCCTGTTCATCGAGATTGTTCTTTTCCATGTTGTTGATTAGATTGTGTGTGGCCGGAAGATGTCACGACAGAAAGTGATACCTTTCGGAGTTAGTTTACTTTTAGTTTGTTTCCTCGACCCCCTCACTCCCTCGTATTCAAGATACCCCTTTTCTTCCAGCTTGCGCAGGATAGAGTAAAGAGAAGATATGGGAATGCGAGTGCCCTCACTTATTGTCGGATTCTCATGTTTCTGCTCGAAGCCATTGGCGTGCATGTACAGAAGGACACGAACATAGTCGAGAGGGAGCGAAGGGTCAAGGAGGTCAATATTCAGAAGGAGACCGAGCAAGGTTTGTTGATTGCTCTGGCCCTTCTGTACGGTTCTGGTTGTGGAGTAGGTCGTTCTCATACGTCAGAGCTATCTAAACCTAAATGGGACAACAAGTCAACCAGATTGTACGCGAATCGTGTCCTACGACCGCGAGGGTCGCTATCATCACGATACCGTACACGTTGAACTTTGCCCCGCTTGAATAGGGTGGTCAGATACGCAGGGGACTTTAGTCCCGTAGATTCCAATGCGGTAGCTACATCAACGTACCCTTCCGGGATACTGTCATATAGGCCTTTGACCTGCATCTGAATATAGTCATTGGCTCCTTCCCCTTCCCAGTACATGGTGTGGCCGCAACGAACGTGTTTGACCTTCAATCGGTTCAGGGCGTGAATTACCCACACGGAGCTTCTCCCAATTTTATCGGCAATCTCCCCGGTGGCAATGTAGCCCTTCGGTATATTCTTTACCGGGGGAGTACTATGCCGTGGCCTCCGTGGATGTTTCAATCCGGGATGGACGATTAGTCCTCTACTATTGGTTCTCATGCAGGGGTAAAGTCGTTGTCGTTATTATTGTTCTCGATGATGTAGTAGAAGAGAATACCGAGAAGGAATCCGATTAGTGTGTACATACGTTTAGCGTGAGAGTTTCGTTGCATGGTTCAATGCGTCATTGGGAATTAGGAGAATTTCATCCGCGGTCGTATATCCACCGTTATATGGTACGACGAAGGAGAATCCATCCGCGATGAGCTTGTCGATAAGCTCTGTGTCCGAGAGGATAGCAAGGAGAGCCGGGGACATGAGTTTCTCTCCAAGAAGGAAGTTACGCAGTTGTTTAATTTGTCCAATGTATGGAAGGTTCATGAGATGAAATGTTATGCGGCGAGGTCTCCCTCCGCGATTAGTATGGAGTTAATGGGGAGGACGAATCTTCCCCCGCTAATGGTTATCCAGTGGTTGTTCATTTTTTCTTGGGACTTCATAGTTAATACGAAGCTATTCCAGTGGGCCGCCGCTTCTTCGCGAGTGCGGCCATGAATGGAAATGCTATGAGGAAGAAGCTTGGCCCCGTTGCAGACGACGTAGCAATGTTTCTCTCCGGGGTAGATGGCTTCCTCTACGACCTCCGGGATTTCTCCGCAGTACGGGCAAGGACGTGGATGGGCATTGCATTCGTTCACGAACCGGAGGGCCGCTTGCTTCACTCTTTCGGTAAACATATCAACAATATGCTGTGGCACGATTCCTTTGATTCCGGAACCCACGGTGCCTTCGTCCCCGGATTCCGTGGCTTCCTCGTAGTTCAATGGATGGTCCAGCCCCTCGTCGAAACAGGAAGCACAGGGTCCCGTGGTTCCGGGCAAGTCCCCGTACTTACAGGTAGCGCAGGGGGAGAGGACATCCTCTTCATCCTCTTCCGCTTCTTCATATTCCGGGTACTCAATTCCCCGCTCCTGTTGGCAATGAGAGCATGGAGGATTGCAACGGAGGTTATCCCGGTGAGTGCAAGTATTGCACGGTTCGATGACATCATCGTTCTCGTCCGTACCTTCGGCACATGGCGCAGATTCATCTGGGGTATAATTCTGATAGCCGTTGCAGGAGATGCAGGGTTCCTCTTTGATAGATACCCCCTTATGTTTACATGTCAGACAGGTAGGACCAGCCATCTTGGCTTCCTTCTGCTTTGCTTCTTCCCGCTTCATCATCTCCATCTCTACCAATTTGTTGGTATCGGAGGTGAAGCTGGGAAGTCCGGGAGTGAGAGCACACTTCTGGCAGGGGGATTGCACCAGCAAGGTATCACGGAATTTGCAGAGGGAGCACCTCCGTGCATCCTCGCTTGCCGCGGTGTCCGTGGATTCCGTGGGTTCACTGGATTCAAAGTGGCTAAAGTACATGTCACAACTGGCGCAGGGTTCCGCGGTTTCAGGGAGGTCACGGTATGCGCAGGTCCAACAATTTGGTTCGTCGTTCATTTTCTCTTGATGTGTTTCTTAATGGTTTCGATTACCCACAGGGTGAATAGGGCGAGTGCGCACAGAGCAATAGCACCCCATGCGAGGATGTCAGTAATACCAACAAATATCGTCATAGTTAGTCGATTAGTTTAAGGTCAAAGAACATAACGGTGTTGAAGTAGTTGGTGGTCACTCCATCGATAGCTACCCAGCCGTCGCTGTCTTCATCATCGTAAACCGCGTACTCCTGATAGGGCATAGGCTCTTCATCGTAGCTTACCCAGCCACGAGGAACGAATTGTACCCTATCCCCTCTCTTGAACGGTCGCCGGGGTTTGGCGGTGTTATTGCAACCAGCGCGGACAGATTCTTCTGGTGCATCTAGAATTTCCTCCATCTGGTTAGCAGAGGCCCACTCCGCTAATCCTCCCGAATAGCGTACCTTGTACGGGTAGGAAGAACGTTCGTTGTCGATTTCCACGACGCGACCGCAAGGGCCGTAGTCGACGCGGACAATCATTCCGAGTTTTACTTTGTTCTTCATGGTTAGAATTTGATGTTTGGGTATTCGCGGTAAAGTCGATAGCGGGTCATCCACATGAAAACCCCCGTGGTTATGTAGTTAGATACAACAATAAAGAGATACCATGCGGCAATCCATGCGGAGATAAGAGAGAGGACATAAAGCGGAGGTGCGGGAAGAGTGAAGAGGCACTCGGCAATGATACTTACAGTTAGTCCGATTAGCCCAAAGATAACCCACTGAACCGAGGTATTGAAGATATGGTTGTATATGTTCTCCATTTCCTTGCGCTCATATAGGGTATACTCGCTTCCTCTCGTCCGGTAGCTATTGGTCTCAATGCCAATGAGCTTCAAGTGAGCTTTCAGCCTCTTGGCCATCTCGGTGAGGGCAGTACCTCCTAAGCCGCGGAAAGCTACACCCGCAAGCGCGAAAAGGCCCGCAAGCGCGAAGTATTGTGTGGTTGATAGATGCAATGCGTTCATGATTGTTCTCCTTCATGGTTACTCGGCTTGCTCCATTCCCCACGGCCATTCAACTATCCTGCCGGGTTCAATGCTTCGTCCGTCTTCCAACAGGATGTGCATGGAGACGCGGGTTCTTCCTGCAACGATTCCGGTATGCCGACGGAACATACCGTCGAAGTACTGGATTTCGGCACCGGGTTGAAGACGCAGAACCGGAGGACAATGGTCAATGAAGAATCGAGCATTATTCCATGCCTCTTCATACGCTGTCTCCGGGTCATCGTTATCACATCCTTGCACGGCCAGTGAGCAACTCACACATTGAATGAACTCGTAGTTACCCTTCCGTCTTTCTTCCAGCAGACCCCCGCAGATAGGACAGAACAGGGAAGGTTGTTCTTCCTCTGGGAATGCCTCATCAAAGGCCTTCTCAACTACTGCTTGCGATTCTTCGGATTCATCGCGAAAAGAGAATTCGCTCTTGGTAGGAATGTTCGTTGGGGCCGTGGTATTGGCTTTAACTATTTTCGGGCTAAGGTCTGACATATAAACGTGTGTCAAGCCATTGGCCTCGTCAATAATAATCTTGGTTATCTGTTTGGTGTTTGATGTCTTGGACATGGCACCACCATATAATAATTTTATTATTTGTCAAGAAATTATTTCAATAAAAATCCCCGGAGGGGTTAGCCTCCGGGGCGATGTGCTACTTGCGCTTCCAGCCAAGTAAGTCAAGAAGTTCGAGTAAGCTCATGATTATCATCCTTTTGTGAAGAAGTTAAAGAAGGATAGTGTACCACTATCAGTGAGTACGAACTGGGGATATTGGTCAGGGGTAAATATTTTTGTACCCCCGGAATCCCCGGTAGCCTCGACAGTCAGAAGGACTGCGGGCACCCTGTCCGTCGGGCTGGAAGGGGATGGAATATCTCCCAATCGTGCCCAAACTTGGCACGCTTGCCACTGTTCGTCAAGAGCGGCAATGGCCTCGATAGCCTTGGCTATTGCAGGTATCTGCTCCTCCGGAACTGTGGTCTCATTGTACTGGTCAAGGTGCGTAAAGCCCAGTGCGTCCGCGTAGATTACGCTCATAATGAGCTTTGTCCAGTCGCCAGGCCGAGGAAACTGTATCTGTATTTCTGAATTATTCATGATTAGAGAGGTATGTTAATATCTTCAAAATCCGCCGTTTCCTCGGATTCAATGGCATTGACGGCCATTGCTTCCAATGCGTGATAGGTTGGATTGGTCAATCCATTGGCATAAAGGTGCCTGGTGCCTGTGCCCGCGTCGGCTGAAAGGGCATATGTTTTCTCATTGCGCGCGTCGATAATCAGGGTGTTTACGCCTGTTCCTGCCTCGAAAGCGATGAAGCCGCGGAGAGAAGCTATCTTGAACAGGGTATTGGTACTGCCGCCTCCCAGCTCCATATAAAGAGCCGCCTTTTCCTCCCGCACTGCTGTACTCGGCAGTCCGCTCTGCATGTAAATAAGCCTGTTCAGCCCGTTTGGCATCAGCTCATTAGGGCCTACCGGAAGAAATACGGTTGTCGTCTTCACCTGCCAGTGTCCAACGGACTTTACATAAAAAATTTCCCTTACTCTGATTTCATACCCCTTGCGGACAGTATCGTAAGGAGTATTGATGGTAACATCGATGATTTCCCCATGGTTGAGGTCCAGATTATTGCCCGGAATCATGGAATAAGAATCCATCGTCAACCCGGTTCTGTTGGTTTTTGAGCCGCGGCCTATGCCAAAAGTAAATTTAGCGAAGGCTGTCGCGCTGACCGCAAGGGAAAATCCGCACACGGAACTGTAATTAAATTGACCGTTAGGCCCTATCAGGGGAATAACCGCTGACCCGTACGCATTGGACCCGGCAGAAGCCGCGCCCACTGAAAAACGTTGCGTCAACCCGGCAAGAGTACCGTTGGAAGATTTAGAAATGGAACCCGCGACTGTGATCGAACTGGAATTAAGGTATATAGGCTGAACCAACGCTGATACAGCACCGGCCAATCCTGACGTATAAAAGCGATTAACCGCCGCCGTGTCCGTTACCGCCCCCACGGCCAGCGGGATGTTGACGCCGCCGTTGGCATTGACGGTTTTGCTGAATGTAAAAGTCCCGGTCACGTTAGTAAAGCCCTCCAGTCTGACCTCGGTATAGAAAAAAGCGGGACCGTGGTGGTTTTCCTGTTTGTGAAACCACAGGTTCCCTGCCCCATCAAAGGCCATAGACCTATCATTGATGCTGTTGGGGTCAGTTACGGAGAGGTACCCATTGGATTCTTCGTAAAGTATGGCTCGCGTAGGACCGCTCTCCTTGCCGAAGAGGATGCACTTCATCTTCTCGCCAGTGGTGGCAACGAAGCTAATGCCGTCATCAAAAGTGGTGGGGTTTTGGAACTTGACAGGAATCGCAACGTCCATGTGGGAAGCGTTCGTCCCCTCAATGACTGCGGCTCCGTTACCATTTCCGCGGATTTTCACCGCGTCATCCCCTTGTCCGAGAACTAAAGGAACTTCGTTTCCGAGAACCAATCCCGCCGTGTTGGTGAAATTCCATGCCCCGGTGATATTCTGGTCTAGGGAGGGGTCAAACCCCGCACCCTCACCGGAGCCTAAACTATAATTTCTGATGGAGACAAAGTAGTCCGCTTCTTCAATCGTACTGCCGATAGAAAGAATTGCGGAAGTTTCAGTTGCCACAAAGACCAGCTGGGCAGTAGTCTTGCCGCCAGCGAGGAAGGCCTTAGGATTGTTGTCGGCTCCTACACTAAAGAGCGCATAGCTGAATTCCGGATTAGGCTTCGTTTCCATCAAGCCGCCCAAGTCAGGATGCACATTGATAGAATAGAGCTTACCGCTTTCGAGGTTGGAGATTTTGTAGAAACCTTCGGAGACAGGACCATCACCGTCCAGCGGGAGGGCCTGATACTCTTGGTTGTAGTCGAACCCCAGCGGGTGAAGTGCAATCGTCGCGTGTGCACTTTCGACGGAGGCGTTCTTGTCCTGTGCGTTAGTGGGGACGACGAAGTACTTACCGTTGGGAGATGCAATCTCAATCACCTGTCCCGCGACCGAACCATTGATGATGAACTGTTCCGGCGTAATGTTGGACCACAATTCGTCAGTAGGAGCGGTAGCGGAAAGCTTGAAGAGACAGGGAGAACTGGAAGCAAGAAGCCACGCGGTGTGCGTGTCGGCATCGCCCAGCTTATAGGTTACGCCCGGCGTAATAGGAGAACCGTTGACGTAGTTTTCAATATTGATTTTAGAAGAACGTTTACGTGCCATGATAGTAAAAATTTGGGGCTGAACCCACAGAAGTTTAGCTCATGAGTTCAGCCCCGTCAAGGTTTAATTATTGGTTATGCGATATTTCCAACGAAGGTAATCACCGCAGTCCCTTTAAAGGTCCCGGCATCACCGCCCGTAGGAATCTGGAACGAGGCAACGGCGGCTCGCTGTCCCGCACCAAGAGCGGTTCCCTGTGAAAAGATAAGAGTTCCTCGAAGGTTCTTACCAGTCACAATACCCTGTGAGGCCGTGAGAGGAAGAAGACCTTGCGCCCATGCTTCCCCAACTACGTCGGTAAGGACTACGTTCTGGTTCTGGATAGTGATGTTGCCATCGTATTGGAATTCAGGCGCGGTGGCCTCTGTCACGAAGTCCACGCGGTAATATCCGGCAGGGGTAGGACCTACAAGAGCTACGTCGGAAACGGTGTCCGAAATGGTCGTAAGCTGGGGAGCGGTAAAACCCTCAACCCCCTGTGCGGCTACGATGTCAACGTTAGCCTTTACTGCTCCATCTACGTATACCCACGCTTTCGTACCGGTGGAAGTGAAACGAGTGGTCCCTGCGGCAGTTACAAACGGAGGTTCTTCTATTGCGTCTGCAATGGTATCTCCTGTCTTGACAAATACGGTTACAGGGACTTCCGCACTTACTTTCAATTCGTACCCCGTATCTGCGACTAAATCACCGATACTATACCACTTGTCAGGTGATAAGTCTGCGGGAAGAGTTGCTTCTGCGGGAATGGGAAGATTTACTACTGCCATAATTATTATTCGTTAAGAGTTTGCTACTGTTTTAGCTTGATGAATAAGGGGAGTTAAAGTTATTCCCCTATTCACGGGAATGTGCGCAGTATCCGACGCAGGGATAATAATATCTCCATCATTCACTAATACACTTTGAACACTATTTTCAACATCAATACCGAAGTAAAGAACTTCGGGTTGATTAGTGGGAATAGACACCAAGTGCTTAACTCCCATAGCTACGGGAATTGTTTGCACCGCCAGAGGTGTTGCGGCACGGACTTCTAGGGTTAATACGGTCCCCGAAAGAGATTCCGTAACAGTTAAATTCCCGGCGGCTTTGAGATGTGCTTTGAACTCCCGGTTTACGAGGGAAGAACCTTCGGCAAGGGTCTTCTCGTCCTCCGTCAGTTTGACGACAGGAACTCCCCTATCACTGGTGATAGTAATAAGAAAGTCTCCTTCCTTGCTGGGAATGAGCGTATTCTCAACTCCTGATTCGAGGACAACTGGTTCTGTAGTGGGAACGTTGATTTCCATACTAGTTAAAAAGGTTATGCTCCAAAGCCAGAGGCGATAATAGAACCAATGTCGGCTCCTTCTGCCAGTTCTTCGGCTTCTTCGGTTTCGGTTTCCTGTTTGGGAGATTCGGTTTCTCCTTCGGTCTCGTCCTCGTCGTCGCTATCATCGTCACCTATTTCTTGGTCCTCGATAGAAACAATCTCAATAGACTTGCCGTCATCTGAAACAACGCCAACTCCCATGAGCTGAACATCATCCCCCGGTTTAAGGTCTCCAAATTTTTCAGGGTCATACGTAATCTTCATGCAGATAAAAATTGAGGCGAGCGGGTTCATCCCGCCCGCCTCGGTTTAAGGGTTATAGGTTTAGGCTTAGAGGCCAGATACTACTGCAGGGGTACTTACCAGAGAGCCAACGGGCTTACCGTCAGCACCGACGAGTTCGCGGCCAGCGGTCGTGCGAATGTGTCGGATGACTACACCGTGACGCGGGAAGACAGGCATCGGAGCGGCAGAAAGTGTCGCGATGAACAGGCCCTGCGTACCCATGTAGTTACCGCCGTTGTCCTTGTTGTTCACCCAAGTCAGCTCACCAGCGTAAGTCACAGGGTCCCACTTGGCCTGACCGTAGGCAGACACCGGACGAGGAACGAGGGACTTGTACACGTCCTTCACAAAGATAATCGTATCTTCGTAGGGGGCGTTCATGTACGCGGGGTTCGGCACATAGCGGTTACCAACAGTCGTTTCCACCTTGATATACTGGGGAACTTCCACCCACTTCTGACCAGTCGGCTTGCTGTCGTCGAAGGTGTAGCGGGGGTTCATGTTGTCCACGATGTAGGTAAAGCCCTTGTACGTCCACTTCACGCCCAGCTGACGCAGGAGAGTAGCATCCTTGCCTTCCGCGGCCTCTGCGAAGTTCCAGTCCTTGCGGATAACTTCGTTGTGACGCAGGATGAAGTCCACGGTGTCCTTAGACGTGTAAGCCAAGAAGACAGGGGAACCTTGGTCCATCAGAGCGGCAGATTCGCCAGCACCTTCATTGATGAGCAACTGCCAAGCTTGGTTCATCAGGTCATCATTCAGCGCGGCTTCGGGCTTAACTTCCGGCATGGAGTTAATATCGTTGTTCACGACATCGAGACCGACAACACCCGCCTTCGTGGGGATGAGTTTGTAGCTGGCGATTTTGATGTAGCTCTCACGGTAGAAGCGAGACCAAGTATTACCGACGGCACGGACCAACTGCTTCACCACATTCTCGGCCTGTTGCTTAGCTTGCCAAGACTGACGCATGCGGAGTACGTCCAGTTTCTGGGAGGCAAGCCTCGTGATGAAGCGGCTGTAGGAGTATTCCGTAGCCCCCGTATCATTTACCGTAATCGGAATCTGGTCAGAGGTGGAATCGAGGTTAATGTTCATCCATTCGGGACGGGGGTCCGTAGCACCGAAGGTTGCGATACGCCCGGAATCACCAACACCGTCAGTCCATTCTCCCGTCATAATCATCTGGGAGTTCCACGGAGAAGTACGAGCAAAGGTGCTGAACATGTTGGCGTTAAGAAGGTTGGTCATCGTGACCAGCTTCAATTCTTGGGCCTGAATTTCGTTAGGAGTAGTAGCCATTTGTAAATTAAATTTGGTTTAATTTGCAACGCCTAGTACTCTTTGGAAGAATTTGTTTTGGGGTCTTACGCGGTCATGGCAGGGTCAGGACCAAGAATTTTCACACCTGCATAAAGGTTTGTTTTGGTTTGCTCGCGGGAAAGCAAGAATGGGACACCGCATTTGATGCCCCATTCTTGTCATAAAATTACCAGTATGTCAAGGATTATTTATCATAATCCAAAGGCACTACCAATAATGTCCCCGACTGCGGTCGGCCCAGCGGGCGGCCGGGTCTCTGGGGCTTCAGGGCTACCACCGTTAGCGGAGGGGCGGGCCTTGCGGAGTTTGGCCACCTTCACGTTGAGAGCCTCGATTGTCGCGCGAGCATCTGCCAGTTCCTTAACCATGAGTTCGGCCAGTGCGCCGTCCATGAAGGAACCATTATTTATTTTATGGGCGAGATGGCGTGCGTGCTTCACATTCTCTTCGGTAATCTCCGTGGTCATGCCCAGTTCCTTGGCGCGTTCCTTCATCGCTTCCAACGTGTAGTTGTCGAGGTTGACGGTGTAGGTCCCGGCCTCCGGCTTGCCGCCCCGGCTGGCCTTCAACTCTTCAACGTATTTATCGGCTTCGGCCTGATAATTTCCGTGAGCAACGATGGCCGCGTCACGAACCTTAGCCATACGGACAAACTTGAACAAGGCGGAATCGCTGATGCCCAACTCTTTTCCGATTGCTTCGTAGGCTTCTTCACGGTCGTACTCGTCGAGGTCGGGATTAAGGGCAACTTCATTCAGCTTGTCCATGTCGAGGGAGGCTCCACTCGCGCGGGCAATCTCCGCAAGCTTGGCGTTAGCCTTATTGTACGGGGCAGTTACATTGGTCTTGTATTCTTCGGTTGCGGTGAAGGCATAGCCGCGTACAATTTCTCGCAGAGATTCAAGCTCTTCATTGTTGGGAGAGGATTTACCCGCTTCTTCCAGCTTGGCCTTCAAGTCCGCGATTTCTTTCTTCGCGCCCCTCAACTGGACGCGCATCTCGGCGAATGCCTTGCTCGCGGCCTTGCTCGCTTTCTGTTCCTTAGGACCATTGTTCTGTTCCTCGTTGTTCTGTTCATCCTCGTTGTTCTGTTCATCCTCGTTGTTCTGTTCATCCTCGTTGTTCTGTTCCTCGTCGTTCTGTGTCTCGTCGTTCTGTGTCTCGTCGTTCTGTGTCTCGTCAAGGACGGTTCCCGTGGGGTTCACTACTTCATCATCAGCGATGCGAGGCCCAGCATCTGGCATGACTACCGTACCGTCCGGGGATTCAATAGGAGCCGTGGGGCTGGTGGGATTAACGGGTTGAGTGGAATCCGTGGGTTCCGGGGCGAACAGGGTCTGTTCAAAAATGTTATGTACGTCGTTGTGAATGGCACCACCTATGATGCCCTCCGCTACTGCGGGAATATTTACGTTGTCCATCTATGTATTACTTGTTGGGTGAAAGTGAGTTAATCCAAGCGTTACGCTCGGTCATGGGATGATTCATCATAGTTACCGGGGATTCGGTTTCTTCATTCTCTTCGGCCAGATTGAAAAGAGCGGCGATGACGGATTTGGCCCCTGCCGCGAAAGCTCCATTCAATGCGGCGGCTTCCATTGTGGGCTGTAATGTCGCATTGAGTTTCGACTGAACAATGCAGAGAGCTTCTTCCATTACCGGGTCATGCAGGAGTTCAGCAAGGCGACCAGTCGCCGCCTTGTTGCTTTTGAACCCTTCGACAGTGTAGGTGGGCACTGGTTTCATCGTGCACCTCCCAGCGATTGAGCCGCTTTAGCGTTGGCTTCTACGGCGTTACGAGTAATCTCGGCATCCTGCTTTTCCTTAGCCAACTGGATTTCAGCTTCCGTCTTCATGCGCTTCAATTCAATTTCGGCTTCGGCTTTCATCTGTTCAGGAGTAGGTCCTTCTTGGGGAGCCGCTTCTTCGTTCTGTTGCATCGCTTCCAAGGCCCGCATGCCGTTGGTAATAACCTCGTTGCACCTCTTGACCAGTTTCTCGTACTGTTCAAATTCAGGGACAACTTCCTTGGCGGCCTGCAAATAGTCCATGTGTCCTGCCAACTGGGCGACCAGAAGCTGTAGCGGCTGGGCAAGCTGGGCCATCTCTTCGGGTTCCAGCTGTGCGTCCGGTAGCATGGACATGATGAAGTTGGCATGCACTTCCGCGTGTGTCCTGTGGTCCTCGTTTGGCATAACCGGAACTTCCTGACCTGCCATGAGCTGGTTGTTCTGGATGGATGCGATAGAGGCGGCCACGGTTTCGGACGGGTTGGGGTCATCCTTCAACGGCATGAACAACTGCGCGGTGCGTCCATTCGTTTCGTTGGCAATAGCCATGCGGATGAGACGTTCCTGCCCAGCTCGTGGCATGAACTGCATGTAGTTGAGACACTGACGGAGAGCCATTGTACGGCGAACCTTACTGCCCGCACCGATAGGCGGGAGAGCGGTAACGCTGTCAAGGTCGATAGCGAAGAAGGCATCCCTTGGCACACCTGCTTCGTCCAGACGTTGGAGCATGCGTTCACGTTCCTTAAACCCGCCAATCCCTTCATCGTAGTCCTTGCGGATGATACGGCGAACGATTTCACGGAGAAGAATGGTCATGTGCTCCAAGAGCATATCCATGATGTTATTGCTGACCTTGCTCGCATTGCCCATACGGATTTCAGCTTCCAGCTGGGTGCGGCCCATGCCTCCATCAGCATTCACGTCAATCTCGCCCAAGCGTTCCCGGATTTGGTTCTGCAAGAATGCGAGGGGAGTTCCAGCAACTTGTTGCAGATTCGGTACGGGATTAGGAACCACTTGCGTTGATGGGTCCAAAATGGTATAGGCCCCCATCGGGTTCACCATTGCGGAGAGACGGGAGGTTTCATTGGTGGCAGAGACGTTTAACGCCATGCCGAGGAACGCCGCGTCCGTCGCTTGGTTCATCAACTTGTCAATGACACGAGTGTGAGGCAGAAGGTCATTGCCATATCCGCGAAGGGCATGAATATCTCCATTGGTGCTACTGCCCAGCGGGAAGAGAATGAAGGCTTCTTCCATAGAGTTGTAGGCTCCTTCCTTGGTGTAGAGGAACTTGGTGTCATCTACATCGCGGTTCTGGTCACGCTTCACATCCTGACCATTGCCGCCGCTTCCGTTGACGAAGAAGATGGAGTGAGTAACCGTACCGTTGAATTCGCGAACCCACATGTGGGCAATCGGAATACTGGTTCCAATTACGTCGGTCAGGGTGTAGTCTCCGTTTTTAAGCATCTTCTCGGTCTCCCAAGAGATACGCTGGGGCTGTACCGTCTGATTGTAACTACAGGTCTTCAACACCTTCATGACCTCTTCCACATCCCAGCCGGCTTCCCTTGCGGTCTGCGGGTCACGAATGAAATCGTAGAGTTCATGGGCACGAAGGGTACGAGTAGCAAACACAACCTCAAGGGTGCTACTGTCCGGCTTAACCTTTCGCTCGAAGGCAAACTCGTTCAGACTACCTGCCTTGAAGTACCAAGTGTCAGGGTCCTCAAAGTAAGCAAGGCCGAAGCCGTGGAATGAGAAGTTGTGAAGAAGGTCTGTCATGATGGAGGTGAATCCCGGCATGGACTTGACCATCTTCGTTACTTCGGTGGAAAGGATGTCTGAATAAATGGGGCGACGGGCGTTATCGCCAAAGGTGGTTTGCACCGAAACAAGTTCGGGGTTATCCCACACTTCACGGAGGCTGGCCGCCACCTTTTCACGAACAATCCGCATCGTGCGGAAGTTGTAGTTGGTTCGATAATTCTGACCAACTGCGGAAAGGGCCATTGGGTCATACGGGCGTTGTCCGTCCAGCTCTGCCTGTGCCTCTGTCCTCGCTTGCATGGATAGCTGGTCAGCGGTGAGGCAGAAGTAGAGCAAGGCGCGGGCTTGGTCAGCGGTCGGAACCCTTCGCTTGAGAAGGGTTCCGTTCTCGTCAACCACGCCAATAACCCCCGGACCTACGGGAGCATTTGCGTCTGGTTTCGGCATGTCAGTTATTTGTCTATTTCTTCTTCGCCCGTAACCGCGTCAGCCTTCATGGCTTTCTTGGTCTTGGACTTCACAGGAGAAGGTGTAGCAACTTTCACGCTCGGTGTCAAGTCCTCAACGTTCCTTAAGTCTTCGCGAGCCTTCGTAGCTCCACCGACTTGCTCGGACTGTCCCATCATATTGACAGATTCCGCTTTGAAGCTGGCGATAGATACCTCGGCAGGGGTCGTCACCGTGACTTCGCCAAGAACTTGGGGAAGCTTAAAGTTGTCCGCGTCAGGGATTTCACCAACGGTGATGAGGTCGTCCCAGTTCTCCACGTTGAAGCACTTCTCGGTCAGCACCTTGTCAAGGAAGAGACGGAAATGCTGGGAGATGGTGACGTAGGGAACTCGCTGGGGATAGAGTTTCGCCAGCTGGCTGGACATGACGAAGGTTCCGTCCACGGTGCGGGATTCATAAGAGTTCTCGGTGGCAGGAATCGTAAAATACTTGCCCGCAATAACCGGAGCCTTCTTGCGATAGAACGTTGCATCCAGCGTATCAATCGCGCCGGGCTTAAACTTTTCATTGCCGCGTTCGGAAACCCAAATGATAGCTCGTTCGTCCGGCGCGTTCTCGTAAGCCAGAGCCTGTTGCAGTCGGGCGAAGAGATGAGTAACGAGTGCGTAATTATCCGTGACAGGGGTCAGCAACTCAATCGTGCGAAGGTCCCGGAACTGATTCTTCAAGATTTTAATCATGGGTTCAGCGGCGGCCTTGGCCCGGTAAGGGAGCAGGAGCCAAACATCGTGGTCGCCACGGCTGGAAGCCGCAACGCTGTCAATGAGGTTCTGTGCAATGTTCGCGCCGTTGATGAGGACGCGAGGTTCACAAGGGATTGCTATTGTAGCCATTGTCGTTTATTTTGTTTTAGTTGCTTTGAGGGCGCGGCGTTCAGCCTGTATGCCCAAGGATGTGTCCGCTTGAGGCGGCAGGATATTGAATGCCCATTCAGTTACCAACTGCTGGAAGAGATACCAGCGGAAGTAGAGCTGGGATTCGACGAGAGGCTCATACATTAGATAGGAGAAGAAGGGGTACTTTCGAGGACTGCCCGGAGTTAGCGTGAGGGGTCTGATGAGTGGGGTTTCCGTACTATTCGAGAATATCTTTGTCCGAAAGTATTTAGGACGCACTCCATGCACCGGGTCAACATCCTTAAAGGCCATCACGTGTGTAGGGTTCGCCCGGTCAGGGTAGGGGTGCATGACCTCGCCACGTGTAGGCGCAAGCCTCGCGGACTTCCCGTTCACCCACGCAAGGTAGTAGGCACGGTATCTCCATGCTTTTCCCCACACCTCCTTATCCTGTGCTACCTCATGGAAGACGGCGGCATTCTCACTTATGGCCATACTCCGTGGTGGGTTTCAGGGTTTCATTCTCTTGTGCGTCTGCAAGGTAGTTGACGAAGTTAATGAAGGTAGCCGCGTCAAATTCGGGCAATTCGTTCTTGTAACTGGCATACGCGCTTGTATTCGCCATCGGGATTGCGGGCCAAGGTTTATATTCCTTGGTCAGCTTCTCGGCAATACTGCGTAGGAACTGACTATATTCCTCCGACGGTGCGATGAGGGAAAGGAAAGCGTCTGCCCCGTCAGGGCTACCGGAGGTCTCTACCTCCCTGTCAAACGTCAGCGGGTCGTCCGCGTACTCGACATGTGAGAGTTTGGCGTTGTACTTACGCGTTCTCTTGACGGCCTTCTTGTACTTCTTCGCGTGTTCGCGAAGCTTGTCAAGGTCATCGAGCCACAGAGGAACCTGTTGCCACCATGAACGCATAGCTTCTACCCGCAAGCGGATAAGATAGGATGAGCGCATGATTTGGGTCAGGCATCCACAATGGTATTGCTTGCGCGTTAATTGCAGACGGTTCATCGTGACCACATTCCCACATGCACATTGCACGACATAGGGGTATCGGACATCATGGGAGTACCCAATGACCGTCAGAATTCCCTGACTATGACCAACAGGCAACGGTTCATCATCCGTCCCCATATAATCGGGGAACGTTTCTGGGGTCTTCACTTCCTCCGGCAAGTTCATGAGAGCTACCGGGGTCCAACGACGGAATACTTCCTGAATGTTTTCGGGTTTGGACATGACCTCAATATAGAAGAAAAAAGAATCTTGTCAAGTTTATTTAGTGTCTTCTTCGGGCTTTTCGCCCTTCTTCTTGAGCTTCAAGGTGATGGTACGGGCCGCGCTTCCTTCTTCCAGTTCAGGGCGAGTGCCATCCTTGTTCAGAGTTACTGGTCCTCCCTGCAATCCCATCTGCGTCACTATCTCGGTCTGTTCCAGTTCGAACTGCTGGATAACCTGTGACAGTAGGTCCATGTCGCGCTTCGCAATCGCTTCGTTAAACTTCTCCCACAGGCCGTGGCTTCGCTCCATGATAGAGAGGAAGAGAGGTACATCCTTAATTGATTGTATCTCTGCGTCGGCCATGAAGGAAGCGACACGGGAGAATCCACTGTTCATCAGTTCTTTGTACTGACTACTCATGGATTCAACGATGTCAAGCTCTATCTTCGTCCTCGCCTCTTGGCGTTGGAGGATGCGTGCCTGTGTGTTCTGCGTGTACGTATTGAGAAGTTCATTGCGGATAGCCAGTTCCTCCTTCGAGAGTTGGACGCTATCAACAATCTTATCAACACGTTCACGGGGAAGGCCAGTAACTTCCGAGATGACGGGCACGGGAGTTCCGGCCTTGTACATCTCAATGGCCTTCCTTATAACGGTGTTCTCGTTGGAAATCGGTTTGGGTGTAGAAATCTTTGCGGCGGCTCTTAGGTCCATAGCATGTTCATTGCGGCGGTTACGTCGGAGGCAAAGGTGTCGCGGGCAGGAGCGGAGGCAGGAGCGGTGGCATTGCCTCCGACGAAGCCTCCGAGGTACCTGCCAATGTCTGCGGCTTCAATATATGCGGTTCCGTCTTCGCGATATTTGATTACCTCTTGATGTTCTACCACCTTATGGTTCTGAATGTCAAGCCTAATCTTACCGAACTCCGGTCCCATGATTCCCCGGCACACGTGCACCAATAGTGCTAGTGCGTCCGCGTTGTCCGGGGATTTATGAATCCGCTTCTTCATGGCCGCCTTGGGTTCCACGGCAATTCGGGTTCCATTCATGGTGTAGAGCCGGGATTTAAGCTCGACGATAGTTGTCGGGTCAAGGCCATAAAGTTGGCGAGCATTGATTGCCAGTTTCATGCACCCCCAAAGCTCGGAGACCTTGTTGCTATATTGCTGACATGCCTCTTGATTCTGCAACAGGCCAATGGGCACCTTGCTCGCCATACCCGCGAAGCTGACCGTCTGGAAGTCCGTGCCGACATGCTGGGCGAGGATGTCGATGAAACCAGTACCTCCGGTTACGTCTACGGCAAGGTACTTGCTCTCAACCCCGTTGGCCCGGAGAATCTCTCCAACTTGCTGGGCGATGTCGAAGTTCCTTTGCTTCATCCGTTCCTTGTCGGACGTAGACTTCAACAGATAGGTACGGAACACCGCGCACGCCCAAAGCCCTTCAACCGTTCGTCCGACTTTGGCGAGTTTAAGGCAGGACTGGTCGCCGCCGTTGGTGTAGGCAGGGTCCAATCCTGCGATGGTAATCAACTCGCCGTCTCCCCAGACAGGCATGGCATCCGCGCCACTGCCGTAAATTTCAGCCTCCGACATTAGTGAACCTTCTTCCGTATCATCTGAAAAGGTGGCCCGGTGGAACCGCATCACGAACGGACTATTCTCCCCGTACTGTTCAATCGTTTGCTGAACGATGTCCAACGGGGTGTAGAAGCTCCAATCCTCGCGGCCATATTTGATGCGGGGGTTCTGGGTGTTGTCGAAGCGGATGTAAATCCCGTCCTTGGTCTCCCACTCGTATTCCTCAAAGATGTCAACGCTGTTCCACCCATCCTTGGGCATAGCCATAACACCAAAGGCATCGGTGCGGCTCTTGGGGTTAGAGGCGGCCATCAGGGTAGGCGGCGTGTCCGCTCTGTTGGTGATGAGGTTGGTACGCCACACCTCGACGAGTTCAATCGGCAATTCGGAAAGCTCGTCGTAAAAGACGTGCATGTTCTTTGCCTTAATACCGATAAATCGGCTACTGGGGTCGCTGACGTTCGCGCAGGGGATAATGGAGATGCCACGGGAATCATCAATATCCCCGTCCTCGTTCACGCCTTTAATCTGTCCCTTACCGTCAACGAGCTTACCCGGAAATTCCTTGCGCCACAACCGTTTAATATCCTTGAAGATACGTTTCTTCGCACCTTCAATAGTAGTCGATGTGACTAGGCAAAGGGTATCGACCGGGTCAGCCAGATAGAAGAGCGTCGCCATGATAGCCATAGATAATGACTTCCCAGAGGACGAGCCTCCACCCATGATGACCACATCATATTTGCACGCGGTTTCAATCATCCGTTCAATCCACGGTGTCCAGATAATGGGAGTAGGACTGCCCTTGTAATTCCACAGGAGATTGATGGCGTTCTTAGCGTGTCCATACCTGCCCAGCCCTCCCTTCTCTTCGGGCCATGCGTATTTGAAGCACCAGAGTTCGATGTCCAATTCCGAAACTCCGTACTCCCATTGTCGTCCGTAGCGGGTAAAGTGTCGTGCCATGCTATATCCTTTCTATATCCCAGTTGTCGAGGGTCAGTGTGTGGTCGTCGTTCAGTTCCCGGTACGCATACAGTAGAATGAGAAGAGCGTCCGCGTTCTGCAATGTCACCTTCGCGCCGGGGAAGTTCTCCATCGCGATGCGTTTCAGGTTGTTCTTCCACTTCGTGCGGTCACGGGCGGTCAGGCCTGTATCATACGCCCCCACGGCCCTCATCCATACGATTGGGGAAACCTTTGTGACGGCGTACCCCGCCGCCGCGGCGTAACCGAGGACCTTCCCGGTTGCCTCTCCCAATACGCCACTACTTCTCGGATTGGACACCTTGCCACCCCCGCTCATGGCATAGGACATCTTCTCAATGTACATGATACGATGACGGCTACGTGGCAGTTTGTTTAATATGATTTCCAGTTCCCTTTCGTCCTCTGGCATGTGCTTTATCCAGATTTTCTTGCTCCAGGTGTCCGCGAGTACAAGGGCACCGTGGGTTCCGGGGTCAACTCCTACTAGTTGCATAGGAGAATATATCCCACAAAGTCCAGAAGGTCAAGCACAAAAATAAGACGGCCACCATAGCGTACTATGATGGCCGAATGGAACGTGCTCCTTTTTTACCCGCAATGCGGTGCTACGGGATAAACCCGTCAGAGCCGGGAGGGGGTTACTTGGTTACCGCGGAAAGGAGGCCCATCTCTTGGATGGCTTCAACCTGTCCTTCCACAGGATGCGGTTTGAACTTGAGATACGCTTTGGCGTAGCTGTTCTTCCCGTCGCGGGAGACGGCGCGTTGTGCACCAATCTGCACACGGAAGGGCAGGGAGCCGAGCTTACTACCCTTCAACATCATGAACTGGATGAAGGGAGCACCAACGCCCGTGTACTGGTTACCTTCCGGGGTGTATCGTGCCAGCGTCCACTGGTCGCCCATGAAGTCAATGGTGAAGAGAGCGTCAAGGTCATCCTCGGTGGTACTTGCGTCCTTAATACCCTGCGGCTTCTTAACCAGTAGCCACATGGCAAGGGCACGGTTGACCTGCGACTTGTCGAATCCTTCTGCTTCATACTCTTCCTTCGTATTCCACGTCTTAGCGTAAACGCCGGGCTGACGTTCGTTGTACGGGATGTATTCGCGGAAGAACTTACGAGCCTTCAATACGATACATTCAAGAGGATTATTGCGCTCGGCAACGACCAGACCATTGAGAAGGAACGCGCCCAAACTGCCAATCGGTTCTTCCAATTTGGCTTCATCACAAGAGGCTTGCCACAGTTTGAGGTAGGGAATCTGGATGTCCGAAGCGTCGGTCTCGCCCTCGAAGGAGTGGTATTCCGTAGCGGTTGCGAGTTGATTGGGTTCGGGAGTTCCCAGTTCCAATGCGTCTTCCGGGTCCATTCCCAAGGTTTCGTGTTCTGTTTTCTTAGTAGCCATAGTATTCGTTTATTCTTGGTTTTGGGTTGAGGGCTTGGGATTTATATAAGTAACTCTTTAGTACTTATATAATTACCGCTTCAACGATTCGCTACGCTAGAAAGAGAGTACCTCTTCGTCGCGGAACTCGAATCTCCACGGTCGTCGGCTTTGTTGCCCGTTCCCCACTTCCCGTGGGTACGTGGTTGAATGTATCATAGTTCAGGATTTTGTCAAGAACTTTATTTGATTTTGAGCAAAGCCATCGCGCTCGTCACTTCTTTCACTACTCCAAGTTCTTGAAGCTCTTCGAGCAACGATTCCTTGACCTCCTTCATCTCGGCACGGGTGGCTCCTTCAACTTTGTTTTTATCTACCACCATGTCAAGAAGCTTCGACACAGGGAGGCGGGAGATGCTGTCCAGAATTTCCTCTGGGGAAATGTACTGCTCGACGTAGGCACGGAAGGCATCATTGTCCACCTTCACGGTATTACCTCGCCGTGCGTACTTCCAGCCGGGAACATCAACGCCGCAAGCGAAGAGGGTCTTGGCATAGTCCTTATGCACCTTGTTGGCCTCCGCGATAATGTTCGCAAAGGAAAGAAGGGAGCCAAGGGTTTCCGGGTTGTCCATCGCCGTACCGACATTGTCAATCATTCCCTCGGCTAGGTCCTTGTCCTTCAATACTTTAAGTGAGAAGTTACGGGCCATGCTAGTCACCTTCTTACACCGGGCGAGACGGGAACAGTAGGGGCAGACATGCGGAGAGGATGAGTAGGCATAGGGATTCTCCGCATCACGGCAATGGCGGGCAATGACTGCGGACATGTTTCCCCTTGCGGTAGCCTCGTCCATAGGGACTGCGGACATGTCAGTGGTAAATTTTGGACCCTTACCGTCGCGGTAGAACGCCGCAATCTTCATGCTTTCGGTCTGGCTGGGTTGTACCACCGCAAGGATAATACGCTTACATTCAGGGCGTTCTGCCATTTCCAGCAAACCATAGTAGATGAACTGGGTATTCTCGGCAGGGTCGGATACGGGGACCATTCCCATTTTGTAGTCGATAATCATGGAAGTATCGCCATGCCGGACAAGAACGTCAGCCGTTCCGGTTTGTGCTTCGTCGTCTGGGTTGAAGACGATTCCTTCAAACTTGTGTTCGGGGAGTACTTCTACCTTGTCCGTTTGTACCTCGGTTGCGAAGATGGACATGAGCCTATCCACCATGTTGGATGCCGCAGTGTAGAGGATGTGCTCATGCTTGGTAAGAAGGGATTCTGGGTTCTTGGTTTCGAGGGCCGCGTGAACACGGGTTCCAATGGCCGCCGGGGAGAAGTCATCCTCTTCTTCCTCTTTAGTCATGGGGCGAGGCACATATCCGGGACAGGTGGCGAGCAATGCCATCTTACTCGGACTGTACTTGCTGTGAGTGTTGGTTTCGTTATTAGCCATTTGATGTTAATGCGTTAAGACAAATTTCTTTTGTGTTGAGTGCTTGAATAATTCTTTCTTCCACCGTACCGGAGGCGGTCACGATGTATTGCAATGTGTGTGACTTTGCACCGAGGCGGGCGATACGTCCTTGTGCCTGTAGCAAATTGACGATTGCGTAGTCCGGCGAGATGAGTGCGGCGCGGGGGTGGCCACCCTCCGTATCGTGGAGAGACACACCCGTTCCTCCTGCACTAATCTGCACGAGAGCGAGAGGAACATCATTCCGTTGGAACTTGTCCACCTCTTCCTGTCGGTTCTTCCCAGTCACCGCTCCACTAATCTCGGCATAAGCGATTGTCTTACCCGATTTATTGTTAATGAGTTCCGAGAGTGTGGAGAGACTGTCGAGGAAGGACACGAAGATGGCGACGCTATATCCGCTGTCCAGAAGTTCAACTGCCTTCTCTGCCATCGTGGGGAGCTTAGCCAATTCAGATTGCTGGCGAAGCCGAAGGAGTTCAACGATAGCAGGAAGTTCGATTCCCTTCTCGTTAGCCCGTTCGATGGACTGGTCCCACGATTTGTCCAGCTTGTCAAGTGCTTTCTGCAACTGTTTAATCTCTCTCATACCTTTCATGTCTACGTCCACGGACAGATATTCGATTCTATTCTCCGGGAAGAATGTGTCAAGTCTATCCTTGTCAATCTCCGTCATAACGCCAGCAGTGAAGAGCTTTTGTTTCAGGTTCTCCATCATGGCGTGGTTACGTGGGTTGAGCTTAAACTCGATGCCTCCCCAGAAGCTATCGGTGCATCCGTGCATGCGTGCCCAGAGCCAGAACCCACGCCGAGGGTCTTGAATCCACTTGGCATACGTTGCGGGAACGCTCATGTCAAGAGGGGAGACGAAGGGAGTGGCAGAGAGCATAATCGTTGGAAGCCTTTGATGAGCCGCAGTTAATGCCATGATGTTGCTCTGGCTACCATACGTTTTGGCCTTGTGGCTTTCATCGAGGACAAGCAAGGAATCGTCGGGAAGGGTCCAAGCCCCGAAGACTATCCGGGACTTGGGAACCTTTGTAGGGCGTTTGTAGTAGGAGGTACTCCCCCGGCGCACCTTCTCCCATGAGAGGACATCCACCGCGTCCGCTCCTTGCTGTTCAATCGCTCGCTTCCATTGGGTCACTACGATGGCAGGGCAGACGACGAGAAGTCTCTTGCCCATAGCCTTCGCGGTTTCGATAGTAACCAATGTTTTCCCCGTACCCGTGCAGGATTTATTTATCACATAGCCGTGCCGGGTAATCGCGTCCACCATATCGTGGATGCAATCTTCTTGAGGAGGGAATGGAGTAAGCGCGCTCATTTGCGATACTTGTCCATGATTTCAGGTTCGGCAAGGAGCGGAAGGGAAGAAGCCCACTGGGGAGTATCTTCCATTATCTGTTCGATGCGCTGGGCGTATTCCTCGGCACGGTCAGCCGGGACCATCACTACGGCTTCGTCATGCACGAGAAGGATAGGTTGCGCACCCTCTAATTCCTTGCACAAGCGATTGAACGTGCGGACCATGAGGTCACGTGCGATTGACTGGATGTTATTGTTGCTAAGGAGGTTAGTATTGACGATGGAGGACTTGTATCCGAAATCGACGCAGGTTGCGATGTAGGGGCGACGACCATCCTTCGGCTGAACCAGCTTCTTGTAACAGTTACGATAATAGAGCTTCCGGCCAGAGGGAAGGGTGAGCGCGAAGCTATGGGAGGGGGTACGATAGCCGCGAGCCGCTAATGCGTCCAACTCTCTCCACCACGCCACCACTTCGGGGCTACGACTGCGATACATGTCCACAATCGCTTGGCACTGGTTTTTATCCATTCCGGGGTTCGCATGCTGAATAGCTGACCAGCCTGCACTAAAGCCGCAAGCAAGTACCCCAGCCTTCACATGCTGACGAAGGTCCGCTTTTCCCGGTGTTTCCTTGCAGTACTGTTTGAAGTCCTTAACGTCCGCGGGGATGAGGCCCCAGCCTTTCGCGTTAGCGGCATAGATGTCCTTCTCACCGCCACGGAGTGCGTTAAGAATTTTCTCCTGCCCACAGAGCCAAGCGGTCAGACGTGCTTCAATCCCTGCCCAGTCACATACCACGAGCTTATACCCTTCGGGTGCTTGAATAGCGTTGCGCTGGTTAAAGCCCAGAACGTCTTCACGGTTAAGCTGTTGCAGGTTGAGCTTATCTCCCCCGGCAGTCCAACGGCCCGTACTTGCGCCACAATAGGTCAGGGTGTAGGGTAGACGTTCTATCCCTTCATGGTCAGTATAGACGCGGGAAAGCATACGCTCTGTAATGCTAATCATGCGGTTCACGCTCCTGTACTTCCCGATAAGAGTTACCCACGGAACGAGATGGCCATACTCTTCCAGCCAGTCCGTAAAATCTTCGCTGGACTTGCTGGTGGTTGTGGGGGGCGGGATGTTCAGTTCCTCGCACGCTCTACGTAGTTGGGGAATGGAGAGTTTCTTTTCAAGCGGGATAGCTTCCTTGTATTCCTCCTGCGCCTGATGGAGTTTCTCCAATCCGTCAAGAAGATACTGACGGGAAGTCGGAACTCCGCGCCATCCCATGATGCAGGTATTGAGCCAGCATTCCCGTTCATCTTCCGGCCAGAAGTTCTTCATCTTGTCCCACACGGCGAGACAGTAGTAACTATCGCCCGCCACGTATTCCTTCATGTCGTCAGGGATGACCTCCATCTTGCGGAAGTCAACGCCTTCGGCTTTGGCTCGGACTTCTTTGCTAATCTCTACACCCCAAAGCTTTGCGACAATCTTGTCAAGAGAGCCATAGATGGCGAGATAGTTGGAAGCGGCACGGGAACAGAGCCACTCCTTGAAGGGCGGCCGGAAACTGGGAGTACATGGGATGCCCTTGGACCCCGGCGCGTGCAATCCAAAGAGGTAAACGGCATAGTCGAAGCTGGCGTTAAACGCGACGAGGGTTTTGTCCTTCGTAGTTTTCTCCCAGTCAAAATCCTTCGGATGTCCTACCCAGCAATACTTCCCGTCATAGACGGACATGATGTATGCGTCGAACCGCGGGTCCAGACAGTAGGAATGCGGGTCCATGAACTTAAGGGAATATTTCCCTTCATAATACGTTTCAAAGTCAACGGCAAGAGTATCGCCTGTGAGTTTGGTCTGGTCGTCTGTAATCTCCATTTCATACCCCGGAATGCGAGGCAATGAAAATGATATAGGGTTCTTATCTATTTCTTCGTGCATTAGTGTTTGGGCGTATTTAGTTGTTCCTTCGCTTGCGCGTAGTATTCTTGAGGTGTGCTCATAGGAATTCCGGCGGTTCTGTCCTTCTTGTACATCTTGACGGCACGGTTCATGCGGTTCACGACTTCCCGGCATTTTTCGTTTGTAAGGAATATCCCATCCTCAAAGGAGAAACCTTCATCCCGTCCGGTCGCCGCGACGAGGCGCAATGCGAGAATGGCGATGTCGGTTGCCTCCTTTACGCGGTCCTCCGCGTCAGCTTCCCGGTATTCTTCAATCTCCCACAGAAGATGGCGCAGGAGGTCAGCGGCTGATTCCTCTAATCCCATATAGGAGAAGTGGGTATCAACTGTTTGGGCGGCGATTGCAATTTCGTTGTACATAGTTTAGAGTGATATGATTATGAAGAAGAGGGTGACCAATGTCGCGGAGAGGCCAAAGATATTGACGTTCATGTCCCGGTTACTCCGTTTCAATAGATGTGTGAGGGTGATGTAGATGAAGGACCATACCCACAGAACGATGAGGACGAGAATGAGCGAGAAGATGAGGGAGGCCAGTAGGGGCATACCATTGACCAGAAAGCCCACAAATAGGGAGAGGTAATAGATGCCCATGTAGGGGGATAACTCGGCTAGGTCTTTCATGATTAGCTCTTCATCGCATTATAGAGGCAGAGTATAGGGACTAAGTAGAAACCAGCGGCGGCGACCGCCCCAAAAAAGAAAGAATCCTTCTTCGGAATGGAGTTCACCGTAACAACAAAGAGAATTTGAAGCACGTGACTGCCGAGTACCGCTAAGAAGCACGTCATCCACGAATATTCAGGAGAATACCCTTTAACCACTAGGGTAAGGACAAAGGGTATGAATGAGAGAACCGGAAGCATCTGCTCCAACGTGTCCTCGAGGTTATCCCTAAATCTTTGAGAGTAGTCCATGTTTTCCAATGTCATAAGTCTTTTGGGCATAAGAGGTTAGATTTAGTATTCACCTTCTTCTTCCTGCAAGTCGATAATCCAGTCAAGACTATCAATGCACTTGTTCAGCTGGTCACGCTTCTGGCTAAGTTCATACCGTTCGCGGAGGTTCTGCGCCTTCAAGTTGGCGAGACGTTCATTGGACGGGCGGCCCAGCTTCTTGCCATTCTTGCTATAGCCGGGGCGAGGGGAATCCGCAACCTCGGTAACGTGCGTATTCTTCATCAAGTTGCCAAGACCATCAAGGAGATTGATTAGCTTGACAATGCGGTTGTGATTATTGCGAAGGGACTTCAAGTCCGCTTCGGCTTTTTCCACCTGTGAGCGAAGCTCGGATTCAAGAGCTTTCAACTCGGTAATCATGTTGTCGTCGGTCGTCGTAGTCATGTTTATTGCTGGTTTGCTTTTTATTATTCTATGGGATTAGCGGAACGGGATTGGTCCCGCCCCGGAATCCCGGTGACGAGGCCAATGTATCATAGCTTAGATTGGGTAGAGGTCTATATAATTTACTACGGTTCATTAGAGTTAATTTTATAGT